TTATGCGGATTCTTCGCTATCCCCCTTCGCCTGGGGCTGGGTTGACCGCCAGGACGTAATGGCATTTATGGCCAGCCATTTTTCGGTGTCGGACAGATCGGGCAGCGCGTCGATCACCTCGTTCCATGGCCGGGAGCGGTCGGCCGCGGCAAGATCCGCGCCTTGGGCGGACTCACGTAGCTCTTCGCGAACGATCTTCCGGAGGACCTCCAGGGGAAGCTGTCGCGCGATCCGCCTGGCTTCGTCCGCGGTGATCGCGGCACGCTGGCCGGCGTCCGGGAGGTTCACAGGATCCTTGCCTTTGGAGACAAGCCCGACGCTGCCCGCCGTCCAGCCGAACACGCGCTCGACTCCGGCGTAGGAGAGTTCGCGGACGGCCTTGCCTTGTTCGACACGGCTCCATGTCACGGGGCTCATCCCGCCGGCCTCGGCGGCCTGGTCGATGGATAGGCCGACCGCGGTCCGCGTGCGGCGCACGGCCTCGCCCAGCCTCTTCCGTGCTTCCTGGTCCATGGTGGCCATCATGCCAGACACAGTCAGGCACAGTAAGGCACATCTTCACATAACTTCAGGACTACATACTCCCTGCTCCTCGCTATCTACCCACAGTTCTGGGGTATCTCGGACATGATTTCGAAAGTACCTGGCGCTAGCTGTTGAAAGCTGTGCCAAGCTATGCCTAGACTCATGGACATGTCCAAAGGCACCACGCCGACAACGATCGGGGTCAATGGGTTCGCTCTCCGAGAGCTGCGCGTCCGGAGCGGCTGGGACACCAAGCCGTTCGCCGCCACCATCGGCATCAGTCGCCCCTACCTCGTACGGATCGAACTCGGCGAACGCCAGAGGGTCAGCCCGAGCGTCTTCGCCGCCATGCTGCGAGCCCTCCAGCTCAAAGACCGGCGCGCGATCCTCGCCGATCCGCACGGCGTCGCCACCGACGGCGATATCGCGACCGACGATGAGGCGCTCTCAGCGTGAACGCGAACCCACAGACCTGCGGGACGGGGTCAACGGACCGCGGGGAAACCGCAAGGCCCGGCCATGACGCCCGCACCGCCGAGCCGGTGCCTGCCCCGTCCCGCATCTGCCGCACTCCAGCCGAGGCGTACGCCGCCGGATGGGAGGACGGCGCGCACGACCCACCGCTCACCGACGAGCAGCGCACTCGCGTGGCCGCGCTTCTCGCGCCGTACATCCGACCGGCCGCCAACGCGGCCTGACATGCAGATGCCCCGAGCTGAGCCAACAGCTCGGGGCGGGTGTCGGAGACCCCGACACCCCGACTGTACCGAAGGAGACCCCCATGGCCATCCCTCCGACCGCGAGACCACCGGTTCCACAGGCGTCCTGCTCCGTCTGCCTGGCCCCGCACCGGCTGATGTACAGAACCTCCGTCGCCCCGCACGACGTCGCGGTCGGCGGCGAGATGCTGCCCTGCCCCGGCGGGTGCGCAGCACCGCTGATGGCGTACGAAATCCGCGAGGGCGACGTGCTCGGCGTGGGCCAGGTCCGCAACGTCCTCGACGTCCCCGGACGGGACCTGCACGAGAACGACGTGCAGATCGGCCACGACTGGATCACCCTCGCGGCCGATCTGCCCGTCATCATCCGCTCGCGCACGTCGGCGGTGGCCTGATGCGGTACGTCGAAATCGAGAGCCAGGCCGAGTACGCGGTGGCACCGGAAGACGCCGACCTGCACGCGTTCGAGGGCTACATCAAGATCGCCCCGGGCGATCGGCGTCCGCTGACCGTTTCCGGGTCCGCCCACGTCGCGGCCGGCAACACCCCGGTCATCGCCCGCGGCCACGCGACCATCGAGACACGTCGCGGTCAGGTCACCGCCTACGACCAGGTCGCCGTCATCGCCTACAGCTCGCGGGTCACCGCGTACGGCGACACGGTGGTCCGCGCCTACGGCAGCAGCGAGGTGACCGCCGGGGCGCACGTCACCGTCTACCGGTGCGACCGCGAGACCACGGTGACAGGCGGGAAGGTCATCGAGGCCCCGCTGGTACGCCACGGCGACATCCGGCGGTGGTGCGAACACTACGGCGTCAAGGTCGCCGACGACGACACGATCGTCCTCTACAAGGGCGTTCGCGCGAGTTTCTACTCCGGCTGGGGCATGCACTACCCGCTCGGCGGGACCGTCACCGCGCCGGACTGGAGCACCTACCCGGACTGCGGCGGCGGCCTGCACCTGTCGCCGTCGCCCGCACACGTGCGCGAATACGTCGAGCTGTGGCAGCCCGGAATGCGCATCCTCGCCTGCCGCGTCGAGCTCGCCGACAGCATCGTCCACCTCGGCGACAAGGTCAAGGTGCGCCGCTGCACGGTCCTGCATGAGGTCGATTCCCTCGGTCGCACGCGGGTGGTGGCGTGATGTCTCGCCTCGACAACCTCGCCGACGTGTGGCCCGAGCGGACCGCCGTCGTCCACCGCGCCACCGGCGCGACCGGCACCATCACCCCGTGCCCCGCCGGTGACCCAATCGCCACACAGTACGACTGGGGCCGCCGCACGGCGCACATCCTGCTCAACGGGTCCGACCCCGGCGTGGTCTGGGTGACCTGGCGCGACCGGCCCGGCTGCTGGATCCGCCCCGGCGTCCTCCGCAAGGTCAGGAGGGGGGCATGATCACCCTGCCCGACTGCCGCATGGTCCTCGGCACCTACGAGGCGTACCACATCGAGTATGTCGGCCACCGCATCGGCGGCGACCTGGACGTGGTCGTGTCGGCGATCCCGTACGACCATCACGCCCGGCAGAGCTACATCGCCTTCCGCTGTAGCGCGGGGGAGTGGCGGGCGCTGGCCGGCCGGACGCACGACCTGGAGACCGCCATCCACCGCGCCGAACGCGAGACGCGCTGGGCCGGATGGGGGTCGCCTGAACTGGCCGCGCTTCTCGATCTTGTGGAGGTGTCCCAGTGACCGGCCCAGAGCACTACCGCCAGGCCGAACAGCTCGCCGACCGCGCTCACCACTGGACCTACGGCGACGGCGGCGACCCGGTCGTCGGTGCTGCCCTGGCCGCTGAGGCTCAGGTTCACGCGACGCTCGCCCTGGCCGCCGCGACCGCCCTCAGCGTCTCTGCGTCAGACGATTGGATCGCCGTCGCGGGGGTGAGGTCGTGAGCCTCCCCGCTATCCCCAAGCTCGTCAAGCATCCGGGCCAATACGTCAAGCACACGGGCCGCCGCGTCCGCGACCCGCACCCCTGGCGTACGCGCGCCGCGCGGTTCCGCCCGACCGCCCATAGCGGCAATTGGGTGCTTCTCGTGGTCGGCCTCACAGAGGCCGGTGTGGCGATCGGCTGGACGGTCGAGTACGGCCCGACTCTGCCCGGCGCGATCCTCGCGGCCAACGCTTTTCTGCTCCTGTTGCTCCGCTGGAGGGTCCGATGGACGCCGTGAACGAGCCCATGACGCCGCTGATCATGCTCGCCGTGGACGGCGTGATTGCACCGTTCGGACGGCCGGGCTCGCAGTGGCAGGAGCACAGGGTCGTGGCCGACGGCTTGACCCTCACTTTGTGGCTCAACCCGGCGACAGGCCCCAAGCTGCTGAAGCTGGCCGAGATCACCGGGGCGGAACTCGTCTGGGCGACCGCCTGGGATCACGATGCCAACGTCGAGATCGGGCCTCTGATCGGTCTGCCGACGCAGTCCGTCTGCGTGGTGGGCCAGGATGCGCCGCCGGACCTGGCGGCGAAGATCTGGTGCTTCAAGACCCCCCGAATCGCCCAGTACACCGCGGGGCGGCCGTTCGTGTGGTTCGACGACTCCCTCACCCTGCGCGACGCCGCGTACTTGCGCGGGGTCGAGGGTGTCGGCGACCACCTCCTGATCCACGTCGAGCCGTACCGCGGGCTGACCGACGACCACATGGAGCGGGCCCGCGCATGGCTCGCCAAGAACCGACGACCACGAGGTGGGTCATGAAGGTTCTGCGCTTCGGCGTTGGCGTCGCTATCGGCATCACCCTCGGCCTGGCCGTCCTGTGGCTCGCCCTCCACCTCGGGCCGCGATGGGCGCCGGTCTTCTTGGCCAGCCTGTTCGTCCTGACAGCGCTCGGCTGGCTGGCTCTCTACTTCATCGCTCGCGCGTCCAGTCAGGAGGCTGAGATGAACTATGCCGCGATCATGGACGGGTGCCGCAGACGCAGCACCGAGTACCTGATCCGGACCCACGATGAGGGCGTCCGGTACGCCAACAGCGGCTCGCTGGCAACGCTTGGCGGCACGACGCTGGAGGCCGTCCGCGAAGTGCTCACCGAGCGCGGTGTGGCCCTGTGCCACTGTGGGGCACCCCCGGGCGGCGTCCACTCCAGGGCGTGCGGGGAGTCGTGATGGCCGGGCTCCCGACATACGACTACGGCCGGATCTCGCCCCACGAAATCCGGCATGAGCTCGATGACCGGTGGTCGAAGTTCTACTTCGGCGACCGCCACATCGCGATTGCGCGTGACGACCTGGAGCGGATCCGGGACGCGCGCCGCCTGGCGCAGGTCCTCGCCGCCCAGGCCGGGATGTGGGACGCCGACCTCGCCGCCCTGGAGGAGCGCGCGGCACACGTCGTGAAAGCGGGCCCGCCCGCGACCGGCGTTCCGGCCGATGAGCCGTACGGCGGCGATGACCCCGCCCTCGACGCGCGGGTGACCGCCGTCATGCAGATCCCAGAGACCCACCGTAGGGAGGCCAGCGAATGATCGGCCGACACCGCGCCGACGACGACTCGACCGACCCGTCCGCGCTCGCCGCGACCGCGCCGATCGCCGACCTGGCCGACTGGGAGCGCATCTGGCGCGAGACCGACCCGGATGCGTGGCTCGCCCCGCTGCTGTCGGGCGGGACCCGGGTCGAGCGGGCGATGACCCGGACCATGCGCGAGCGCGGCCAGCTCCTCGCCAAGCGCGTCGGCCGCCGCGCCGCGCGGATGCGCGCCGCGATCTGGAGGGGGGAGGGGGAGCAGTGAAACTCCGCACGCAGGACGAGATCGCCGTCCGGATCCGCGCGGTGGCTGACGCCGACATCTTCGGCTTCCGCAGCGAGGTCCTGCTTGGTGCTCTCGACCTCGAACACGTCAGGCGTTTCAACCCCGAGATCACGGCGGCTGACTGGAGGGACGCACCTGACGCGGCCGGCCTGCTGGCCGAGGCCGAGTCGTATCACACCTTCGCTATCGGCAAGATCCGCGACCACCGCGGTATCTCCGCACTGCGCAGTGTGGCGAAGCTCGGCGAGTACGCGTGGCTGCTGTGCCGGGATGACGTGGTGGTCGCGATGGACGCCGCGCCTTACGAGCAGTACGGCGCGCCGAAGGTCAAGTCGTTCGGCGTGGGCTTTGACCTGGGGTGGCCGGACGAGCCTGAGCTGAACCGGATGGCCGCCGGAGACGGGTGCTGCCCGGACTGCGAGGAGGGATGCGGCCGATGAGCCAGCGATACGAGCCCGGCGAGATTATCGACATCACCATCACGGGCGCGCGCGTACTGACCCATACGGACGGCTCGCTGGTCTACGAGTACGAGTACGGCGAGGCAGGGGCCACCGACCGGGAAGAGGTCCGGCACGAGGCGAGCGCCGTCACGATCACCCGCCGTGTTCCCGCCGCTGGGATGCCCAGGCCGAACGAGGTGTGGGTGGACGACTTGGGCATCCGTTACCTGGTTGTTGAGAGCGAGGGGCAGATCCGCCTGCATGATGGCGCTCCGTCCGGCTCCCGGTCCGTGGAGCACATCCACGGGGTGTACGGCCCCATCACGCCCCTGATCCGCGATGAGCTGGCGCGGGAGGACATCACCCCGGACATCGCCCGCCAGGTCTTGTGGTGGTTCGGGCAGGGCTCGGAGGGGGGCGCAGAAGGCTCGACGTTCGAGAACGGGTTGATCGGCACCATCGCTCATGCGCCCAAGGAAGAACGGCGGCGCCTGGCCCGCGAGTATCCCGGCTATGTCCAGGCCGTGTACTGGGCCGAGGCCGACGGCGGGATCGACGACCTGCGGCAGATCGCGGAGCGTGACGTATGAACCTCGTGCTCGAAACTCGCGACCAGCCCAATAGGACCGTGCACGTTGGCGCGGTTGCCCTGACGCCTGCGATCGACGAGGACTACTGGGCGTACCGTGTCCGGCTCGGTGAGCGCCAGGCGATCGTGGGGTTCCCGAAGTTCGGGACCATCGGCATCGGCTTCGCCGTCGAGGAGGACTGGAACGCCAATCTCCCCTACACCTGCGACGCCGAGAGGATCTACAACCACATCGCACACAACAAGGGCGATGACGACATCAGCGGTGAGGACTGCCTGACAGCGATCCGGATGATCCAGGATGCGGTCAAGGCGGAGCGAGCGTGATGAGCGACCTCATCACCCCGACCGCGCGCCTCCTGGCGCCGTCCGGCCTGCCGCGTGACGAATGGCTCGACGTCCGCCGCCAAGGCATCGGCGGCTCGGACGTCGCCGCGATCCTCGGCATGGACAAGCGGCGTGGGCCGCTGCACGTCTACCTCGACAAGCGTGGTGAACTGCGCGAAGAGCGCGATGCCAAGCTCGATCGGGCTGCGCGGCGCGGTCACCGCCTCGAAGGGCTCGTGGCCGAGTTCTTCGCCGAGGAGACCGGCCGGATCGTGCTCAACACTCCCGGAACGCTCCAGCACGCCGAGCACCCGTGGATGCTCGCCAACCCTGACCGGATCAGCTTCGCCGACAGCAACTTCGCGGATCCGGCCGTACTGGAGTGCAAGAGCCGAACCTGGCGGAGCGCGCGCGCCGAGGACTGGGGTGGTGACGAGCCGCCCGATGGTCCCGCCCTCCAGGCGTATTGGTACCGCGCCGTCACCGGCTACGGCAAGGCGCACGTCGCGGGCCTGGTCGATGACGACTTCGTGCACTTCGAGCTCGCCGACGACACCGAGCTCATCGGCCACCTCGTGACGCTGGTCGCCGACTTCTGGCGCGACCATGTGGAGGCCGGCATCCCACCGGAGCCCGGCGATCTGGAGAGCACTGACGAACTGCTGGGGCGGCTGTGGGACGCCACTGCGGACTCGTTCCGCCTCTTCAATCCAGAGGAGAGCAAGGCGGCCGACGCGCTTCTCGCCCGGCGCGCCGAGGTCGTCGCTGAGCGGAGGGCGCTGGAGCGCGAACTCGGCGCGATTGAGAACAAGCTCAAGGCCCGGCTCGGTGACGCTGAGATCGCCCTCGCCCCCGGCCGAGAGCTCTACTCCTGGAAGCGCAACGGCAACTTCGCCTACAAGCGGTTCCGGCAGGCATATCCCGACCTGGCGCGCGAGTACACCCGTACGGCCAAGGCGATCGATGGCGAGCGCTTGGCCGCGGAGCAACCAGAAATTCACCGGCGCTTTCGCGCCCGCGTCTTCCGAGTTCCAGGGGGAACCGTATGAGCAACCTCGGCCAACGAGTGGCCAACCGCGCCCAGGGCGGTCAGCGTCGCACCGGCAACGCCGTCGAGCTCCAGAAGAAGAAGGTCGCCACCGCGCGGCAGCTCTTCCAGCAGATGCGGCCTCAGTTCGCCGTGGCGCTGCCTCAGCATGTGAGCGTTGATCGATTCCTGCGCATGGCGCTCACGGCCGTCCAGAAGACGCCGAAGCTCCTCGACTGCACGCAGGAGTCCCTTCTCGCCGCGTTGCTGGAGTCTGCCCGCCTGGGACTGGAGCCCGGAACCAAGCAGGCCGCCATCGTGCCGTACGGCAAGACCGCCACGTTCATCGCGCAGTGGCAGGGCCTGGTGGAACTGATGTACCGCTCCGGCCAGGTCATGTCGGTCACCGCAGAGTTCATCCACGAGAACGACCCGTGGAAATACCGGATCGGCGACGGCGGCACCTTCTGGCACGAGCCCGACGTGCTTTCCGGCGAGCGCGGGCCGATCGTCCTCGCCTACGCCTACGCCGAGATCAAGGGCGGCGGCCGATCGAAGATCGTGACGCTCAATCGCGGCGAGGCCGAGTTCGTCCGGGACAGGTACAGCAAGGCGTACGCCCTCGCCGAGCAGCATCGCCGCGAGGAGCCTGACGAGTTCGCCCGCGTCCCTGACAAGGGGTGGTTTAACTCGACCTGGCACACCGAATTCGACGCGATGTGGCGTAAGAGCGCCGTCCGCCGCCTCGCGGACTGGGTGCCGCAGAGCCCGGAGCTGGTGGAGCTGTTGCAGCGCGAGAACCCGGCCGGAGAGAGCGAGCCCCCGGAGGTCGATTTCGACTTCGACGGCGAGGTCGTCTCCGAGACCGAGGAACCCTATACACCTGATGGAGACCAGGCTGGTGCGCGGTCCGACGTTGACGAGGCCGACTGGCCCCCGGTCGTCAGGCCCGGCTCGGGAGGCGGCACCGATGCCTCGTGACCCGCACCCCGGGCCCGGCTGCTCCTGCCGGGCCTGCATTGCCCGGACCGACCGGCTTGCCCGCGACGCCAAGGGCGCCCGCAGAACCGGCTGCCTGACCGCGCTGGCCATGCTCCCCATAGCGCTGATCAAGAGGACCACCCGATGATGTACGCCCTGATCGACAATGACGGCGAGCTGAACATCAAGCACGGCGCGTGGCGTACCGAGGTCGGCCCCGAAGGGCCGGGCCGGGTGCGCCTCCAGCCGGACCCGGACGGCCACGAGTGGGCCGGATGGGTCAACGACGACGGCCACCGGCTCGGGCTGCCGCGCAACATCGTCGGCGGCCTGATCCTCAACGCCCTTGGTGCGCCGCCGAGCCCGTACCCCGGGCCGGTCGTCATCACCGGCTGGGGGCCGCTGCCGCACACCGAGGTGCGCGGCCTGTCCGCCTTCGAGGCCGACGCCGTCCGCGAGATCCACGACCATGCCCGGCGCGCGCTGGCCGGCGAGGCGGCGAGCTGGGCGGATGACGCCCGTGCGATCGCCGAGTACATGCGCACCACGCCGACTCCCGGCCTCACCGTCCTCGCGGGCGCGGATGCTCTTGCCCGGCTCAGGGGGCGACTGTGACCGAGAAGCAGATCGTCATCATCGCTGGCCGCCGCCACGCGCTGGCCGCCGCCCGCAGTCTGCGAGGCGAGCCGTGATCCGCCTGCTGATCGCGCTGGACCAGTGGCTGAGCGCCAGCCGGTGGCGCGTCCCCGCTGTCATGGTCACCGCTGCGGCGGCCACGGTCGTGCTTGCCGTGGCGCTCACCGAGGTCCTGACATGAGTGGCCTGCGCATGACCGTGACCTGGGAGTTTTCGGACGGTCCTGCTGAGAAGGCCCTGGCGCTCGCCGAACGCTGGCTCGCCGAGCAGCTCGGCGAGGGCACGCCGCCGCCGCGCCCGGTCCGCGTCGAGTGCCAGAGCATCACCACGACCCGGCCGAGCGTGCTGACGGCGCGCCGCCAGGCGCTCGGGCTCACCGTCCGCCAGCTCGCCGCCCGTGCCCGCATCGACCCGCAGGTGATCGCAGCGGCCGAGAACGGTGCGCTCGCGCCCGGCACGGCCGGTTACTCCAGGGTCTCCGCAGTCCTCACCGACCTGGAAGCCCGATGACCACTCGACCCGCCGCAGCCTCCCTTCCTGCGGCGCGCCCGCCAGGCGACCACCCGACGCCGTCGGCGGGCACCCACCTGGCCCCGGACCATATCGGGGGCCGGGACCAGGTGGGACCACCAGACGTGCAGTCCCGCCCGCCGGGGGACGGGCGGGACTGCACACCAGCGGGCGCGGTGGGGGCCGCGCCCGAACCCCGCGCGACGGACCCCTCGCGCGGGTGCCCCTGGCGCTCCTCCGGCCATGGAGCGGGCCGTGGAGTCGAGCGCCAGGGGCCTCAGCTCAGCGGAGGTGTGCGATGAGACTGCGTGACCGGTACGGCGCGTACGGCACGAGCACGGAGACGACGACTTCGTGGCAGCAGCGAGGGATCTGCTGGGGCCACGAGGACCCGGATTTGTGGTTCCCGTCTGTCGCCGACTTCAAGGGTTACCGGGACGCAGGGCATGCCGCCTATTCCGACGCCCGCGTGATCTGTGCTCGCTGCCCGGTGTGGCGGCAGTGCCGGGAGTACGCCCTGGAGGCGGGCGAGGAAGACGGCATGTGGGGCGGCCTGACACCTCGGGAGCGCCGTGCCATCAGGCAGAGCCGAGCGGCCTGAAGTGCAGGTCAAGGCGACCGTAAGGGGGAGTGCGTGTGGGGCTGATTGCGGTAGATCCGTTCACCTGGCGGCGGCTGATCCGGCGGGTCCGCCTCGGCTCGCCCGCGACGAAGCTGGTCGCCTCGATCCTGGCCGACTACGCCAGCCCGGACGGAAGGGACGTGCGGCCGGGCATCGAGCGGCTGGCGCTGGTGACGGAGCTGAGCGAGCGGTCCGTACGGCGAGCGCTCGACACCCTGCGGGCGCTGGGGCTGATCGAGCGGGTGCGCGAAGGCAGCCGCCAGGGGCGGCGAGCGCTGGCGGACGAGTACCGGCTGACGTTCCCTGACGACCTGGAGCGACGGGTGCTGATGCTCGGCCCCGACGAAAAGCCTCTGGTTCCTGTGGATAACCACCGATCTCCGGTCACCATGTCCGCCGATCAGGCCCCATCCAGAGATTCACCGCCCGATGAACACCGGACATCTGATACCCGATCACCGGACATGAGCGACCGGATCACCGGACACCATGTCCGCCCACCTAATCAGGACCTAACCACCCACCAACCAGAACTCATCTCTTCGCCGTACAGGGCTGAGGTGGAAGGGGTCCGGCCACGCGCCGCGCCTGTGGAAAACCCGAATTCGATCACGAGAGGAGGACGCCGTGCAGCCCGCAACCGACCCGATCGCCGAACAAGCCCGGCGCCTCACTGCGGCCTTCGTGCGCCGACTGACCGAGGAGGGCCACCGCGACCCCGGCCAGCTCGCCGCCGAACTCGTGGTGATGGCCCGGGGCCACGGCTGGCGTCCCGTCGCGGCGCTCCAGAAGCCTGCCGCGAACGGAGGTGGCAGCGAGCCGGACGAGGACTTCCGCGCCCAGCGTGCTGCGCTCGACCGTCGGCGGCCCTGCACCTGCGGCGATGGCGTACTGGACCACCGCCTCGACGGCCCGCGCCGTACCGACTGCTCGAAGTGCCCGTGCGTCCAGTACGCCCCGGTCCCGGAGAGGAGCGCATGATGCCGATCCGGCCCCAGGAGCGCCACCGGTACCCGGCCGACTGGCGGGCGATCAGCGACCGCATCCGGTTCGTCCGGGCGGGCGGCCGGTGCGAGTGCATGGGGGAGTGCGGCCACGACCACGGCGCCCGATGCACGGCGGTGCACGGCGAGCCGCACCCGGTCACCGGCTCGCGCGTGGTGCTCACCACGGCGCACCGCAACCACCGGCCCGAGGACTGCGCCGATGACAACCTCGCGGCCTGGTGCCAGCGGTGCCACCTCGCCTACGACGCCGAGCACCACGCGGCCACCGCCGCCCGCACGCGCGAGGCCCGCCGTACGGCAGGCATGAGCGCGCTATTCACGATCCCCGAGAGGAGTACACGATGACCCCGCCGACTCCACTGCGGCTCGCGGGCAGGCCCACACAGGGCGGCCTGGTGGTGCCATGGATCTCCGTCCACCACGCCGACGGACGCGCCACGCTCGGCGCGGTCCACGGCTCTCGGGTGGACACCTGCCTGCGCGGCCGACGCTGCCAGACGTGCGGCGAACACCTCGGCGATCGCCTGGTGGTGCTGGTCCGGCCGCAGGACATGACCGACAGGTACACGGCCGAGCCCGCGATGCACCCGGAGTGCGCGGCGTACTCGATCGCCGCCTGCCCGATGACCAACGGCCAGATGGACCATTACCGCCCGACGCCGCGTCACCTGGCCGGGCGGTCCTGCGACATCCCGGGCTGTGACTGCGCCGGGTGGGTGGCCGCTGAAGATGCGACGGCGCGCCGGAACGCTCCAGCCGAGCCCTATTACGCCGTGTGGCTGCGGCTGACGGACTACAGGCTCGCGACCGATCGCACGGGGAAGCTGCTCGGCATCGCGCTGGCAATCAGGCCGCTGAAGATGCGACGAGTCGGTTCCGGCGAGCCAACCCCCGAGCAGGCGGCGCTCGCCCTGCTGCTGGACATGCCCGGGGACGGTGCATCGTGAGCAACCCGGTTGACGATGTCGCCTACACCCGGCCGATGATCAAGGCGTTGCGCGGGCACGTGGATGCCTTCGCCGAGTCCATGGCGGGCGCGCGGTCCGCTCATGGCGCGCTGGAGCGGGTACGGCCGTGTGCAGTCGCCTGGGTGTACTTCTCCACGCTGGTGGCCTGGGCAGAGGATCACGGCCTTGTCGATCCCTGGCTTCGAGCGGAGGCGAAGGGGCGGCGCGAGCTGTACGCGCCGCCACAGGCCGGCGGCATGCTCGGGTGGCTCGCCCGCGCGTACGCCTCGTTGTGCGTGCATCCGGCGACGTGGTGCCTGCTCGACCCCCGGTACTCCCAGCTTCGCGAGCACGACCCGAGCGAGCAGGTCTGCCGCGATCTCGTGGACTGGTGGACGGGCGACGCGCCGTCGCTGGCCTACGAGACCACGACCGGCCCGGCGTCGATTTCCGGGTGGATCGTCGGCGACCTTCTCCAGGCGCTGTCTACCGAGCGAGTCAAGGCGTTCGCGTTCGCGCAGACGCCGTGGTGGGTCGCCGACGGGATCACCGACTTGACCTTGATCCCGGCCTGTGACGAGTTTCGCGACGAGCCGGTGGTCCGCACGATCGACGCGACGTGCGGGACCGGGCACTTCCTGGTACGGAAGATCGACTACCTGTGGGAGTGGTACACCACCGGCGAAGTCCACCCTCGGCAGATGCAGCCTGGAGGGGAGCCGGACAGCCGGGTTCGCCCGGCGACCGGTGGACCGCGCCTTGAGCCGGCTGAGGCGATCCGGCGCATCATCGCCGGGGTGGACGGCTGCGAGATCGATCCGCTCACCGCGGCCGTCGCCCGCCTGCGGGTCGTCGTGGCCATCGGCGAGCTGATGCATCGTTCCGCCTTGATCCCGGCCCTGCGGCTCGACGGGATCCCGCCGTTCCAGCCGCGCATCGTCGTCGGCGACTCGCTGCTCGCGGGCAGGATTTCGGCGGCGGAGTACGCCAAGGTGCATCCCGAGCTCGCCGAGATCACCAACCTCGGCATTCCTGATGAGCGCTCCGCTCGGTCGGTTCAGCTCGCCATCGGCGGTGGAACGTGATCGACGTCACCGCCCTGCGCGTACACCTGGACGCGCTGTTGCCGCTCGCCGTCGCCGACCTGCGTCGCCACGGCCACACACGCGATGAGCTCACGGCGATGGCGGCCCGCTGCGGCAAGGAGTTCAGCCACCTGGGCGATGCCGCGCAGTGGCCTGCCCGAAGCAGCGGGGAAGCGCTAGGCGCACTGCTCACGGGCCTGGCCGCCGCCGAACTCGTCAACCCGGGGACCGGCCACCAGATGATCGCACTACTCGACAGGAGAGGGGCATGACGGCCCCGCTGATCACTCTCACCGTCCGGGGCGAGCCCGCGGGCCAGGGCAACCTCAAAGGCACCGCTGGCGGCAAGCTCCGTCACGCCAACGGCCGCGACCTGCACGACTGGCGGGGCCGGGTGCGGGGGGCCGCGCTGGACCTGCTCGGCGCGCACGAGTACGCGGCGCTCGGCAAGAGCGGCGTGTGCGCGCTGTGCAGCGTCCCTAAGACCCAGCACGCCGAGCTGCTCGGCGCGGTCCGCCTGGAGGCCGTGGTCACCGTGGCCCGGCCGAAGACGGCGCGCTCCAACTGGCCGATCACCCGTTCATCGAGCGACTGGGATCACTACGGCCGTGCGATCGGCGACGCTCTGACCGGCGTGACGTACCTCGACGACTCACAGGTGGTCGATGGGCGTTGCATCACCACCTATCCGTACGTCCACGAACTCGCGCTCGGTGAGCCCGGCGCGGTGATACGGCTCTGGGCAGTGACGTAATGGTCGCCATCGAGCGCGCCACCGCCGTGCCGTACCCGAAAGGCGGGCCGCCGGCATGCCGTGAGCACGATCCCGAGCTGTGGTTCCCGCCGCACGATGACCGCTTCGCGCGGCAAATCTGCGCCGGATGCCCGCTGGCCAGATCCTGCCGAGAGCACGCCCTCGCCTACGACTTGTACGGCATCTGGGGCGGCACGTCCCGCCGCGAGCGTGAGACCCACTGGCGGGAGCGCGGAATCCGGCCGCTGCCTGCCTACGTGCACAAGGACGTTGCTGAGCCGTCGCCTCAGCCCCGGCCCCGGAAGCGGCCCGCGCGCCCCGCGGCCGACGTTGTCCCCGACCCTCCACCCGTCGAGCAGGGGCCCAGCAAACGTTGCCCGCGCTGCCGGATGGTCCGGGCGCTCACCGACTACTACCCCAACGCGGCCAACCCGGACGGCCTGGCCGCCTGGTGCAAGCCATGTTTCCGAGAAATCGCAGGAAGGGACGCCACTCGCCCATGACCACAGTTCTGAAATTCGAGAGCAAGCTCGCCGTGGCCGCCGCCAACGCGCTGGAGCCGCACATCCGCCCTCTGTACGACCAGCCCGGAGCTACCCGGCTGGCGGTCATGGAGATTCGGCACATTGAGCGGACGCAGCCCGCCGACGGCTCCGACAAGGACCCGTCGGTGCGCGTGAGGATCATCGGCTGCGAGGTGCCGAACCGCGAGCAGGAGCCGCACGTCCGCGAGATGATGCGCGCTCTGTACGTGCAGCGCACCGCACAGGGCACGCTCGACGACGCGGGCGAACTCCAGCTCTCCGACCGCACCCTGAAGAACGCGGGGCCGGTACTCCACGCCATTGAGGTGTCCCGGCTCCGTGCGGGCCTCGCACACTGGGTGGACTACGCCGCCCGGGTCAACGCCAACGGCAAACTCACGGTCAGCGAGATGCATCACGAGCTCGACATCGTGGCCCGCGGCTTGAAGGCGCTGCTCGACGGCACTCCCGAGGAGGCGTGATGCTGCGCTACCTCTTCGCCGCTGTCGGTGTCTTCCTGGCCGTATACGTCGGCCTGCTGCTGCTCGGCGTCGCGACGCTGCCGTTCCGCACCGCGGCCGGGGTCGCCGAGCGCGTGGGCGACCCCGACGCAGTCCTCTACAACTACGAGCACTTCTTCGACCTCTGCGCGGACGTCCGCACGGCTGACCGGCAGATCGCCGATAAGGAAGTGGAGATTGCGGCGTACGAGCGGCGGAAGCCAGACGGTGAGCCGGGCGACCGCTTCCAGGCCGCCCCAAAGGGTGAGCGGCTCGCGACCGAGCTGGCCGGACTGCGCGAGCACCGCGCCGACTTGGCGGAGACCTATAACGCCGACAGCGCGAAGGCCAGCCGCAACGTGTTCAAGCCCGGGACGCTGCCGAAGCGCATCGGCGACACCACCCCCACCTGCAACTAACCCGAGGAGACCCCGATGAGAACCAGATACGTCGCTGCGGCGATGGCAGCGGTCGTTCTCCTGACGGCCGCCGGAGGCTGCGACAGCGCCGAGGACCGGAAGGCGGCGCAGGCCGTCTCCGGCGATCAGCAGAAGAAGTACGAGGCCGCCGACCCGTTCCCCGCCGCCGCGCTGAACGGCCAGTCGCTGGAGCGTAAGAACATCTCCGAGCGGCTGGTCCGCTACAACAACCCGAACAAGATCAGCTATATCTACCTGTTGGCGGAGAACGGCCAGGTCATCAGCTACTTCACCATCAAGGGCAAGGTGTCCAACGCGGGAAGTCAGCTCCTCCCGGAGGATGACATCCTTGACCCGTGTAGCGCGGACTACTGCCCGATGGCGGTCGATTCGGCCGGCGATGACGGGTCGTACGGCCCCGACGAGAACTCGATCTTCTTCTTCACGACGGACGGCACTCTCGTGGAGTGGGACGGCCTCTACCTGCTGTCGGATCGCCCGCTGGAGATCAAGACGCCCGTCTCGCTCGTCGCTGAGGTGAAGTGATGGGCAAGCTCGAAGCAGAAATCGGCTGGGACGCCGTACCCGCGTCGCCGGTTGCCGAGTCGGACCGGATGGAGCACGGGTCGTGAGCCCCGACCCGAAGCCGCCGCTGCCCACAGCGCTCGGCGAGCCGATTCCTCGGATCCCGGTGGACGAGCGCGAGGGCGGCCCGTTCGACCAGATCCGGCACATCGCCACCATCGCCGTAGATCTCTGGTCGGTGGGGCCGGACGGGCCCTACTACAACCCGGCCCAGACCCGATCTGAGACGACCCGCCTCCAGATGAGGGAGGCGCTGTTGCACCTGCTGGAGCTCGGATTGCTCGATATCGACACCGAGAGGCTGGCCGCCTCCCGGAGCTGGCCATCGACCCGCGAAGTTCAGGAGGGGTAATGGGCTACATCAGCTACCTGTCGGGCGAGATCACGATCGATCCGCCGATTCGCTGGGGTGAGCTTCGCGGTAGTGACTTCGTCCGCACCAAGGAGCGTGCGGAGCACGAGCGGCTCGTCTGGCTCCGCACTGTCGAGAAGACGGTGGACACCGAAGAAGGTGTGCTGACCACCGTGATGGCGGTCGCCATCAGGCCGAGCGAGGAAGACGAGCTTCGCGCTGACGCGCTGGCCCGCGAGGTGCAGGAGATCGTCGCAGCGCACGGCGACGGCCGGACCTTCGAGGGGCTGATCCTCGTTCGTGGGGAGGAGTCGCCGGACATCTGGCGCGTCCGTGTCGTGGACGGTCACGCGGTGGAGGAGCGGCCCATGCTCCGCTGGCCAGATGGCACCGAGGAGGTGGCCCAGTGATGATTCATGACCACACGACGGGGTTCGCCTCCATCCTGATCGTCAGGCGACAGCCGGACGGGACCACACTTGCCCGCCGCTGGCACACCCGCGCCTGCTGCGCCGAGACTCTGGCGGCGCAGCTCGGGAAGCCACATGAGGAGATGTTGGCCACCGCTCCGGCGGCCGACGCCGTACGGGATGTCATGCGTGACACCCCCGGCATCATCTGGGACGCGTCGTGAACGTGTCTGAGGCGCGCGACGTGCAGAGGGTGCTCGCCTGGATCCTCGGCGGTGAGGTGACCGACGAGGTCGCGATGTGTGCCGCCGGCCGCCTGGCCGCGCGGGCGCACGACCGGCTCGGCGCGGGCCCAGCCGAGGCCGCCCTTCGAGCCGAGTGGACGCGACGGCGCCCGATGGTCGTCCGCGACTGGCCAGGGAGCGACGATGCGTAGACCGCACCCTGTGGTCCAGATCCTCATGGTGCGGCGTCACAAGCTCGGGCTGCGGCAGCGTGACGTGGCTGACCGCATGGGCGTGAACCGGGTGATCATCGCCGAGTGGGAGATCGGCAAGCGCGACCCCCGCCTCAGCAACTTGGAGGCGTACGCGCATGCGCTGAACCTGCGGATCTCCTTTGAGGAGGTCGGCGATGCCTGATCACGCGATCGCCGCCGTCTACCGCTACGCCGACCGGGACGGCGACGAGCTGACGGTCGCCAGCGTGGCTTACGACGGTGTGCCACACGCGGCCATAGGAGTACAGACGAGCCGCGGCCCGGCCGCCGTACATGTCCACCCCGAGGAAGCGTGGGAGTTGTGTGAGGCGATCCTGACAGCCGCGGGCGTGGACGGCGTAGGGGGCGGTAGGGATGGCTAGCTGGACACGCCGCGAGCGCACCGTCACCTATGTCGAATACGCGCTGGATCTGCCGGCTAATTGGGCCGAGGTCAGCAAGATCTTCGCGGAACTCAACCAGGAGCTCGGGGAGCGCGCCGAGTGGGACGACGCCGTCGAGGTGACCTCCGACAGCGCGGAGCTGGTGTTCCGCTACGTCAAGGAGGGCCCGTGATCGAGATCGCCATGCCGACTGATGGGCGCCCAGTCGCTGCCGGTGTCGCGCTGGACCGCGCCCGCAGCGATGGTGGCCTGCGCCTGCGGATCGCCTGCGCGCTGTGGCAACGGGACCCGCAGGACGACCGAACGCCGTCGGCCGCCGGGCACCTCGGCGGCTACGTCTACGAGATGGCCGACCGGGTGGCCGCCGTGGTCGAGGAGATCCGGCGCGAGGACGCCGAGCGGATCGCCGCGGCGATCGAGGCACGCCGCTGCCCGTCCCCGGAGCTCTGCAAGAACTGCGTATGTCGCCGAGAGGACGCCGCTCTCGTCCGCACCACGACGGGGGAGGCGGTCGCCGAACCGGCTGAACCGGAGCTGTCCGCGCGCTTCCTCTGGCACTGGAGACCGATGTCGCCGCAGGAGGTATGCGACATGACCGGCATCCCCGAGGACGAAATCCGGCGCCTGTACGGCGACACCGTGCTCGTGAAATGGGACCTGCGCGGCCCGCAGGAGTTCCGCTGGGGCGGCCCCGGCCCGTCGCCCGAGATCGAGGAGACGCGAGCGATCGACGACCGCGCCATGGAGGGGAACGACGGTGACCAGCCCTGACGACTACCTGCGCACCGCGCTGCCGGTGCTGCTCACCTACACCCGCCAGGTCCTGCTCGATCTCGACCTGGGCCGCATGCGCGCCGCGGCCGAGGAGGCGAGCGATCAGACCGCCGTCGATTTCCTCAGCGCGGCGATCGTGTTCGCCCAAGCGGCGAGCCTCGCCCGCGACCGCGTCTACCCGGAGGGAGCGTGATGTTCCGCCACCGCCACCGCTACACGCCGATCGGCGTGCTCCATGAGCGCGCGCCGTTCGCCAACGCGACCACCCTCGTCCTGCGCCGCTGCTCCCGGTGTGGTGCGCACGACGTCGAGACGCTGCCCGGTCGCTGGGACGAGGCGCTGTTCGTGCACGGCACGGCCGCGCCCGATCCACAGGGGGCCGATCATGTCTGAGGTCGCAGGCTTCTGCCCGATGGGCTGCGGCCGGACCCTGTTCCTTGCCGAGGGCGGGCACGTCACCTGCTCGTCACTCCGATGCCCGAGGCCGACGGTGGTCGATGAGCTGCTCGACGACCGGGAGTCCGAGCACCTCGTGCTGTTCGACGCCGCCGGATTCACCATTCGCCACCCCTTGCACGAACGCCTTGGCGACGCCCTGATGATCTGCCCGCTGCACTCCGACATCCAGGGCAGCAGCGGGCCGCCGGTCGCCCCAGGCCGCTATCGCGCCGTCCGGGTCGCGGACGGCTGGGTTTGGCAGATCAGCCGAGGTGTGTCGTGATCGCGGCGGCGGTCAACGCGGCGCTCGCAGCCTGGTGGCTGTACGCGGCCTGCTACGTGGGCCGCCAGCTCACCGTGCCGCTCAATGCCGCCGACTTGACCGTGTTCCTGCTCTGGACCGGCGCGGCCATTGCCAGCGCCGTCCTAGCCGCCCGCGCCATGGAGGACCGACCATGACCATGATCAAACGCTGCGACGGCTGCGGCTCGGAGATCCGTGACCGTGACGACTGCGTGACCGTCGTGCGCGACAGCCTGTACGGCGGGGGGATGATCCACGATCCGGTCCTTCCGGATCAGGACAAGCCACTGCACTGGTGCCACGGGTGCGCGACGAAGGCCATCACCGCCACGAAGGGAAAGCCGTGAACGAACCACACCTCACACCCGCTGAGCAGGAGGCGCTCGACGCCCGTACGGCCCGCTGGGCACGCATCGCGGGGATCGCCGCCCTCGCGGCCCTGGCCATGGCCGGTGCCGCCATCTGGCTCGGCGACACGCGGTGGGCCTGGACCGGCGGCCTGGTCATGCTCGCCGCTGGCGGCTTCGGTGCAGCCGCCGCCATGGCCGCATCCCCTGAGACTCGGCGGCGCATGGCCGCTCGCCGTCGCGCGGACGAGGAGATGCCGTGAAATCGCAACCGGTCAAGGTCGAGGTCGATTTGTCCACGATTGAAACGGTGTGCGCCGAGCTGCGTGAGCTGGTCCGCGAGGCCCACGGCGTCACCGGGGATCTGCGCAAGGCCGTGAAGGACGCCAGACGGACCGTGGAGTCGGACATCGCGCAGACGATGGAGGCCGAGGTGAAGCGGCAGGTCGCCGAGCTGGGCGAGGTCACCGCCGAGGCGATGCGCAACTCCGTGGCCAAGGTCGGCCGCGAGTTCGATCGATTGGAAGCGATCTTCCTTGGCGCCGACCCGCAGTCGAAACGCAAAGGGCGGCCGCCGCTGGAGGACCTCATCCGCGAGCACCTCAACTCCACCCGATCCCAGAGAGGAGACACCTGATGAAGCGGAAGCACGCGCACGAGTACTCACCTGAGGAGTTTGACCGTGCCGTCACGATGATCCAGTCGGACGCGGACCTGCGCGCCGACATCGAGGCCATCACCGGACAGAGCCTGGAGGGGAAGACCCCGCGCGAGCTGTTCGATACCTTCCGCTCGATCCAGCATGCCGCCGAGGTCCAGGCCGCCGTGGTCAACTACGGCCGGGCCCGTCAGGCCGTTCGGGACACCCGGGCCATGCTGGAGGCGGACGCGTCGGCCGAGGAGGCGCTGGGGCTCGCCCGCAAGGAGATCGAGCGCCTGGAGAAGTCCAACGAGGAACTGAAGCGGAAGAATCAGGCCCTGTCCGCCGGTCAGGGTGCGACGCCACTGCGGGTCGCTGGAGGCCGGGCGTGAGCGCGGCCGACATCTTCGGGATCGCTGAGCCGGTCGCCACGTACCGCGTGCGGCTCCAGGTGCACAGCAAGATCGTGGGGGGCGTGCCATCGAGCTCGTCCGTCATCAAGGGCTGGCTGAAGACGCGCCTCGACCTGGGCGACCGCGACCTCCAGGAGCTGGCGGAGCAGACGTTGCGCGAGCGGTTCCCGGACCGCCAGCCGACCGCCGACGCGCTCGCCGGGGCGCTCATGGAGTCGGAGGCCGCCGAGCTGTCGGTGAACGGCTTCAAGCGCTTTGGGGACGTCCTGACCTACGAGGCGCGGTGCATGAAGGCCGCGATCAAGGAAGCGATGAACTCGGCGTATCCCGGCACCGACTGGGACGGAAAGAAGGGGGCCGGTGCCCACAAGCCGAAGATCGGCCAGCCGCTGCCCGCGAGCTTCCGCAAGGGCCTGATGAGCACCGCCGCTGAGCGCGTGTTCGTGGTCGGCGATGTGCACCGCGACTACATCTCGCTCGGTGTAAGCGCGCCGAGTGGGATCGAGGAGCGGGTGAAGCACGTCAAGACCCCGCAGGGGCCTAGGTCGTCGATCGCGCGCGTGGAGTACGTCGAGTGCCCGACCTTGAGTTTCACCGTGCGCGTGCACGACGACTTCCTGTCGCGCGAGGCGTGGGGCCGGATCTGGGTTCGCCTTCAGGACATCGGGATCGGTGCCGACCGCAGTAGGAGTGATGGGCAGTTCGAGCTGATCACCTGGGAGCGGGTGTGAGGTTCCGTTCCAGCGACGCCGTATCCGACACGGCTAGCCCAACCATGCTGACAGCCCACCGTTGCTCTTCGCGGGACGACCTGCCCGGCCCTGCCTCCACGGTCCCGGCCTCACCACGCCGACACCCCAGCTCTAGTCACGCGCCCGCCGCATCGGCCCGCTTCGACTTGCCTTGCTCGCGTCTGCTCATGCCAGGCCGTCGCACGTCAGCCCAGATCGACACGTCGAGCCGCGTCAACGCCAAGCCCTGTCGCGCCCGTCCTGTCCGCGCCGACCAGCCTTGCCGGGCCAATCCGCTGCTCTCCGCACCGACTTTTCGAACCCAACCCGCCCATGTCCGGAGCCGTCCATGTCCACCCCGTTCGACTGGCCTACCGCTACCCGAAGCCGACTGTCTCCGCGCGACTGCTCTCCCCCAGCCAGGTCCGGCCAAGGCGACATCCCCACCCAGGGCATGCCTGCCCGACCTCCCACCTCCATCCTGCCCATGCCGAGCCCCAGCGACAGGCCGTACCCAGCCTTTCCTGGCCCGGCGACACGTCATGCCGAGTCCCGGCGACAGGCCGTACCCAGCCTTTCCTGACCCTGCGACACGTCATGCCGAGCCCTGACGGGCGCGGACCGACCCACCCCGACACGCCGATCCTCACCTCACCCATCCGGCCCACCTGGAGGTGCCCATGACCGACTTGCGCCAGCGGTACGCCGCGGCGATGCTCGACAACATCTATCCGCCCGAAGAGATCACCGAGCGGGCGACCTACTGTGGGCGGGTCTTCCCCGCCATAGAGCGCATTCTTGCCGTACGCGACCAAGAGGCCGAGCGGCACCGCATCGAACTGGCGGCTGTGCGCGAAGCTCAGGATCGCGCCACACGGGCCGAAGCCGCCCTTGCCCGCGCTCTGGCGGTCTGCGGCCAGGCTCTGGCCACACCCGACGCCCCGGATCGCTGGTTTGTCGCCGCGCAGGTGAAGGCCGCCATCGAGGGGCGGCCGTGATCGCGCTGATCGTGCTGGGCGCGCTGGTCGTCTACGCGGCGGGATTCATGGCCACAGCCCGTGTGATGGCCGCTGTGGACCGCCGCGCGCATATGGAGCCTGACGAGGGTTTGATCACGCTGGTGGCCGCCGGTTGGCCCATCTTTGCTCCCGTCTGTCTCGTGCTCTTGATCGGAAGGCTGCTGTACCGCCTGGCCACGCGCGATGCCGGGATTCCTCGCGCCGAACGCCGCCGCCGGCAACTTGCCGAGCGACAGTCGGAGATCGCCGACCTGGAGCGCTGGCACGCCGCGTTCGACCACCGGGAGGATGGATGACCCCAGCCGAGGAGGTGCCCGCCCTCGTGGCCGAACTCAGGCCGCTGCTCGACCAGCTCGCCGAGCTGCTGCCCGAGCAGGTCGCCGATGCAGCGCGGGGAAGCGCGCAGCACCACAAGGTCACCGGCAGCCCCGCACCGTGGCACCCCGAGGCCGGTCCGGTGCTGCTCACCATCCACGCGGGGGTGCGCGAGCTGGAGCAGGATCTGCGGTATCACGTCGCCGGGCACACGGGAGCGGCCCGGGGCGGGTCCGATGCCAACACCGCGGCGGCGCTCGACTCGATCGAGCGCCTGGTCCACGGCGTGCCGGACGACGTGGCCCGGGACGCGGCGCGCCGCCTCGGTCGCTGGGTCGAGCGGGCCCGCCAGGTCCGCGACGTGGGGGAGTCCGAGCGGTGGATCCCCATCCACGTACCGAAGGGCCAGATCCCGCCCGCCTGCCCGTACTGCCGTACGTACAGCCTGCGGGTTGCGCAGGAGTCCGGGCGGGTGCGCTGCGCCAACCCACGCTGCACGGACGAACGAGGCGAGCGGCCGTCTGGCCGCATCGACAAGAACCAGATCAACGGAGATGCGATGCTCATCTGGCAGGACGGCCGAACGATCTACTACAGCCCCAGGGAGGCATCATGAGCGACGGTAGGCGGAGGCGAGCTGAGCTGCACAGAGCAATGGCCGCTCAGCACTCCCTGATCGCGGCGACCCTCGGTGTCACTGCGGCCTTCCAGGATGTGATCAGCGCGGCGCGAGACGGAGACGCTCGCGACATCGCCGCTCACCCGGATCTGGCGTACCTGGACGTCCAGATGGACGGCTTTTATGGGGAGGTGTCGTGATCTGCAAGCCGTGTGCCGCCATGGCTGACCTCGGCATGTCCGGCGAGTGGCACACCAACGGACAGTACGCCGGACAGTGCAACGACGAGTGCCCCGGCGGAACCTGGTGCGACTGCCAGCACCGGCCACCAAGGCTCGTGCTCGTCGCGCAGGGCGCGCCAGCAGCGCCGACCGCAGAGCAGATCGCCGCCGGGACCGGCATCGCCGAGCACCTCGCCTTCATCGAGGCGTCTTGAGTCACGACGACATCCGGGCGCGCCTGGCCGCCGTCCAGGGCATCGAATGGAGGATCGAGCGTGAGCGCGGTGAGGAGTACTACGGCGACTGGTTGAATGTTGGTCCCGTGAAGCTGATGACCACGTTCAGCCCGGGGCCGCGCGATGCTGCGACCACCTCCCAGGCGGAGGCGGTCGCTGAGTTCATCCGGCCCGCCGCCGCCGACATTCGCCGCCTGCTCGATGCGGAGGAGGGCCTTGTGGAGAATGAGATCTACGGCCCGCCGCCCGCGCCCGACCGCGGCGAGCCGGCCCGCCTGCTCGCCGACGCCATCGAGGTGCTGCGCCCCGACGGCAGCGCGGTCAGGATAGACCTCGTGGCCTTCGCCAATATCGCCCTGGCGGCGCAGCGGGAGAATGTTGGGCTGCACGCCGAGATCGACACCCTGAAACGGCGATTGGACAACCAAAAGGATCGTCAGCAGCGCGCGGGAGAACTCCTGGCGTGGCGGGGAGACGCTTGGTGAGCGGCAAGCTCTGGCTCATCGACGGAACGGGAGCTCTCCGGCAGGACCGCGACCCGTACGACTGGGATCGGGGGGGAGGACATTCCGAACCCTCCGGTCGTCGCGATCGTCCGGGAGCTCCTCCTGGCCGGACACCGAAGTGAAGCGCGAGATGTACGAGAGGCACTTCGTGGGGCGGGTGTTCGGCGTGATCGACGACCGCGCCTCGGTGGTGGCCATGTGGCGAAGCCTGGACCTGACCGTCGTCCAAGTTGCAGAAGGGGCATTTTGATGAACGACCAGCCTGACCTCGCCAAGATCTTCGCCGAAGCTGGCGCGAAGCTCCAGCAAGGGCTACAGCAAGCGGGCAACACCCTCACTGTGCAGGGCGCGATGGGCTGGGCCTACCGTGGCGACCTGGAGAAGCTCGCGGCCGCCCTGCGCGGCATGAGCACCGAGCAACTCCGCGAGGTGTCGGCCGCCGCGGCATTGCTCGCCTCGACCGCTGACGAGGAACTGGCCGGCCGGGATGGATGAGCTCTCACAGTTCGTCTCCGCCCGCCTGGACGAGGACGCCCAGGCGGCCGAGACGCTGTTGGGAGCGGACGCGCGCATCGGCCTCAAGCGGGGCGTGCCCGCGCCCCGCTGGGAGTACCAGACGGGCGGCATGATCCGGGGCACCGATGGCACTCTGCACGTCCGGTTCACGTGGGTGCGGGAGGCCGAGCACATCGTCCGGCACGACCCGGCCCGGGTGCTCCGTGATGTCGAGGCCAAGCGGCGGATCCTCGATGAGCACGCCATCGTGTATCGGGATGTCGTCTGGCTGGAAGATGACGGCGAGGGGTTCGAGGAGCGGTCTGCCGAGCTTCCTGTCTGCGGCCGATGCGTTTCAAAGAACGCAGCGTTCCACAGCCGTGGCGACGTTCCCGAGGGGCCGTGCGTTACTGTGCACCTGCTCGCACTTCCGCACGACGGCCATCCCGATTACCAGGAGGAGTGGCGGCCATGACGGGGCTACACGGGGGCGGAAACTGGGAGGGCGGGTATATCGACGCGTGGGGGCGTCGATGGGTCCATATTCCGTATCAGGGCTGGCGTCGCGACGATCGATGGGTGTACCTCCAGTCGCGAGCCTCCAGGGGGCGGCGTCGTACGTGACTCACACGCCTACCGCCGCCTGTCGAGAGGTGCACTGCTACTCGCATGGCGTGGACGAGCCCGGCCCGCACTACCTGATCTGCTTGGAGTGCGGGCACGGGTTTCCGACCGCTGACGCGCTTCTTGCCGATCGCGCGGCGCTGGTGGAACGGCTGAACGCCAGCCTGCCACCACCGCCATGGGATCCGGCCTTCGAGGGGCCCATCGAGCCCGACGGCGACCCCGAGAAGATCACCTATTGCCCGCATTGCACGCACGATTTCTAGACGGACGACCGAAAATCCGGTTACGACTTGGACGAGTATCGCGGCAGAGACTTGACGAGCACATAGAGGTGCAGGAACGTGCCAATGCAACAAAAGGCACATCCGCGTATTGGAGGGCCTCGATGGGCGATTCACCGTCGATGCCGACACCGACATGGCGCAGGGCGATCAAGGTGCGTCCGCTGCCCGACTACCTTCGTGAGCGCTGGGACGAAGAAGAGGCCGAACTCGACCGACTCCTCGGCATGAGACGTCCGCAGCGCTACATCCGCATCCACGGCGAACGCATGAGGGCCGACATCTTCGCCAAACGGAAGATCCTCGCCGAGTGCGAGAACATGGACAGCAACCTCGCCCGCCTCGTGCTCACGCTCTTAGCCGAGCCGTACGCCGACCGGCTTGACGGACCGGCGCGCTCATGAGCGAGCGGGACCGGCTGGCCGTGGTCAAGGCCAGCCTCAAGGAGCAGCGCGACCTCGTGGTCTGCCTGGAACCGCGCGCGGACCATGACGCGTGGTGGCGACAGCATCTGCGCGGACTTCGCGGCGCGATCGAAGCCAGCGAGGCGCACCTCGCGGTGTATGAGCGGCTCGCCTCGGAGGGCGAGCGGGCGTCCGCGGCGGCGGCCTTGAGCCTGCTCGAACTGGAGCAGGCCGCGATGAAGGAATGGCACGATATCGTCGTCAGCCGTCCCGGGTGGGCGGCTGGCCCGCCAGTCGGCCGATGACCGGCCCGCTTCCTCAAGGTGGCCACCGATGACTAAGCGGGTTCTACAGTGAAACCAGTTGTAGCTGCGAGGAGATCATGACCGAGGTCCGCGTCAACATCACCGTGGGGGACACCGCGGAAGTGACGACCCCCAGGCATCCGTACACCGCACCACTGCGCATCCCTGCCGCCCGGATCGCACAGCAGGCCGGCCTGCCCGCATCCGAGTTGCCAGGCCGCCGCTTCACCGTGGCGGCCCTGACCGATCAGGACGCGGACGGCTTCACGCTCCTGGACGACCCCCGCGTCTGAGAGGTCCCGCGCGGTCGGCCGCCGCCGACGCCCCGCCCCGGCCGTGCGGCGATGACGCGGTCCAGAGTGGACCGCTTGATGTGGGCCACACCGTACACGTCCACCCAGCCAGGCAATCGGCCCACTGCGCGGTCGTGCCGTACGGCCGCGTAGGTGACCCCCAGGGCGTCGGCGGCGTCCTGTTCATCGAGCAGGTCGCCGGGGTGCTCGCGTGTGCCCTGGGGCCAGACCGGCAGCTCGCGGCCGTCGCGTACGGCCTCGACTTGAGCGCGGTCGTAGAGCAGCGTCCGGCGGCCCTCGTTCAGTGGGCGCAGGCCGAACGCCTTGGCGCCGCCCTTGTTGCTCCAGGTCTTGTGGCTGATGCCCAGGATCTCGGCGGCGCCCCGCCCGTCCACCACGTCTCTTCCGTTCGGGATCACCTCTAAACGATACCGCACTCATGCCCCTTTTGGGAAGCCGAGAGAGTCGCCGGATCTGGTCACACGGATGCGTACCGAATCCAAAACTTATAAGCAGTTAGTGCCCGAAACTGCTTCCATTCGGGGTGTGAATGCGGTATAGTTTTTCTTGTCGGAAGGGGGTCGGAACCCCACCCGACAGCAGGTTGAAAACTCAAGAGAGGAGATCGTGGTGGAAGACCACGACCCGCTGGCCTGGCTGGGTGCTCTGCTCATGAGCGCCTACGCGACACTCGGCAAGTTCATGTGGAGCCTGCCGGTGCCCACCGGGCTCCCGGTCCCCGAAGGGCCGGACGGCCCCGACGCCGTAGAGGCGATCACCAGGGCGCGAGCTGCCTTGCGTGACCAGCCCATGGACGACATCACCAGGTCCATGATCGACCGGATGTGCCTCGAATGGCTCACCGTCCTGGACCTGGGCGCTGTGGTCCGCATGGCGGGTCCTGATCCGTGGCGGCTGGAGGCGATGTCCTACGGGATCGACCGCTTCTTTGCCTTGGCGGAAGTCGTAGGCCCCCGGCTCGAAGAGTGAGCCGTCGCTGCCCCGGGCTGACTGCCCGGGGCGGCACTCCTGGTCTCCGCCCTTGGGTGCGCGGGCATGAAGAGGGCCGGCGCGACGGCACCCCGAGAGGTGCTGTATCGGAAGTCGCGCCGGCCCGCAGGTCGAAACTCCGAGGAGTTCAACGTCATCGTATCGCTCGCCCGCGCGGTGTTACCCCGATCGGTGATACCCGCGCCGCTTGCCGAGGGCCGAATTTACTGTGCTGCGCCTCCATCGCTTGACGCCGTGCTCGATCTCGTCGGGCGCTGGCCATCGCCCGCGCGAGATGTCGGCGTCGATGGTGCCTCGGGCCAGACCGGTGTGGTCGGCGATCTGGGCGATGGTGAGCAGATCGTCCGGGCGGCCCTCGGCCACTGGAGCGGCCCGCAGGAACACACGGCGCACCAGCTTGTCCACGGCGTCCGCGTCGTACTCGGCCCACCGGCCGCGTCGCCCGCGCGGCTTGGGCCAGTCCGGGTGACGCGTCCACGTCTTCTGGACGGTCGTCAGCGCACGGTCGTACTTCTCGGCGATCTCCGGGGCGATGATGCCCGGCGCGGGTACCACGTGCGGACTCCTCTCGCGAGTGATCAACATGGCGGACCCGTCCGGTTCTGGGTGGCCCGCCTTCCTTCTGACTCCACCGCCCGGCCCCGGGCTGGCTGCCCGGGGCCGGTGAGAGGGTTACGCCTCCTCTTCGCCCGTCAGGACGAGGTGTGCCAGGCTGATGTGGATGATCGCCATGTCGCAGGCGAAGATGACAGCGTCATACCGCCAGTCGCGCATCTGATCGAGCCTGGCGAGGGACATGACGTCGAACGCCATCATGATGTGCAGCACCGCCAAGTCGAGTTCCCCGAGGGCCGCGTGGTCGGCGGGCTCGGACTCGATCAGGGTCCGCGTCCTCTCCATCCCGTCCATGAACTCCTCGATCGTGGAGCCGACCGCGAGGTGGGGGAGCTGGATGGGGAGGGGCAGGAACGTGAGTGCCTGCGTGAGGTGGTTGAGCGCGTGGGAGATGGCGGCTGCCATCTCGCCGTGGCGCTCGGGGTTGTCAGCCATTGCTGACCCCTCTCTGTGGAGTTTTCAACCTGCCGCCGGTCGGGGTTCCGACCCCCTTCCGACACCCCTTACATTACATGGTTGGAGTAGTGATTTGCAAGCTTTCGGGCATGCTGAATCCACCGAAACGGCCCGGCCTCACAACCGCGGGACTAGCTCTGGACCGCGGTGATCCGCTCCCCGTCCACCGCGGCCCGGAATCGCCGCCCGGGAAGGGAGGCGACCACCAGGCCGAGCATGGCCGCCAACTCCACCGCGGGCACCCTGAGCGGATCGGCCACAGGATGGAAGGGTGTCGCCACCTCTGCGTGCGGCCCGAAGAGCAGCGACACCCGGGCATCCACCCAGCGCGGCGGCGCGAGCCCCTCGCGCGCCGCGTCCGGCCCCGCCTCCCAGTCGTTCACTCTGACACCGCCTTCACCGCTTTCGGCCGACCACCCTTGCGCTCCCAGGTCGCCGCCCAGCGCCGCACGGCGGCCCCCGGCCAGATCGCCCCGGCCGCCAGCGTCTGAAGGGGCTGCGGGAAGTCGTCACGCCGACTGAGCTGATCGGCGCGCTGGCGGGTCACGTCGAGCAGCTCGGCGATCTCGCGCACGCCCATAAGCTCCGGGGGCGTCTGCCGGAGTTCTTCATCGAGCTCGTCCTCCGGGAGAGCCTCGACCCGCACCGCGCGGGCCGACACGCCGAACTCGCGCAGCGCGGCCGTCACCTCCCGCACGGCCGCGTCGATCGCCTGCCGGACGGTGGATCCGTCGATGCTGAGCTGGATGCTCACCCGGTCGGCAACCTGCCTGCCCGCCGCATAGGCCGCGCCGGCGGCGGGGTGGCGCGCCGCGAGGCGCTCGCGCAGGTGCGCGTCAAGCGCCTCGCTGTAGTCGGCGCCGGTGTCGGCGTCGATCCGCACACTCCACACGGGCCTCATCCCCTCGCTGGCGGCCAGATGAACCCGGCTCGCCGTAGTACGGCTATGGCGTTTCGGAGACCGCGATCATCACCCGGCGTGGCCGCCAGGGTTCCGATTAGGCGGCTGTCCTTGTAGACCTTCCAGTGGCCCGAGCGGCCCATTGTCACCTCGAAACCTTGCCGCCGTAGCGCCTTGATGATCTCTGCGATCTCCTTGCGGCTCATGATGCCCTTTCCCTTGCTCACTGTCAATGCAATCACAGTACCGAAACTATTGACAAAGCGCAAGAGTAAGCGCATCATGGAATCAGGAAGGCAGGAGGTCGGGGCATGTACGAAGTCGGCGCAGAGGTCACCTACCAGGGCTCTATCGAGCATCTTCACGGCCAGATCTTTACCGTCGTGGCGCACTGCTGCGGGGGAGAGCGCTACCGGCTCCAGGGCCGCAGCGAGGCTCTGCGCCACGCCCGCCCCGCCAGCGTCGCCCGCTACGCGGAGCCCATCGAGGCCCTTGCCGTCCTGGAGCGGGCCATCGCCGCAGAGCGCCCGGTGGTGATCACCTACATCGCGGCGGACGGCGAGTGGACGACCCGCACGATCGAGCCGTACGAGCTGGACGTCACCGCGCGCGGGCACCTGATCGTGCGCGCGATGGACCGGCTCAGGCGCGCGGAGCGCACCTTCCGCCTCGACCGGATCGACAGCCTTACGCAGTACCCCGGCGTGTTCCTGCTGACCGCCGCCCGCATGGAGCGTGACGCGCTGGCCCGTATCCGCGCCGAGATCGCCGAAGTCGCGTCGGCGGGCTTCGGCGGCTACGACGGCTACGGCGCGATGCGCTGGACCCCCGAGTGTCCTGTTCCCGCTCTTTGATCCCCACGCCGGGCGGCATCCGGCCGCCCGGCTCAACCCTCGAAGGGAATCCGCGATGACCATCACCGACGTCAACGAACAGCTCTATCAGCAGCGGCGGACCGCGATCGAGTCCGGCCGGTGGACCCGCCGCGATGACGGCTCCTATGTCGCCTGGGACCGGGCCGAGGTCCTCGGGCGTGAGGGGCTGGACATGACCACCGGGCAGGCCGCGCTCTACACCTCCACCCCCGCGTGGCACGGTCTCGGCAACGTCATCCCCGGCGGCATCTCCGACATCGACGAAGTGCTCCGCCTGGGCGGGATCGACTTCGACGTCGAAAAGCGCGACGTCCGGTACTCGTTCATGGGCGATGCCGACGCCGTGCCCGCGCTGCGCACCATGCCCGGCCAGTACGTCACCGTCCGCTCCGACACGGGCGCGGCCCTCGGTGTCGTCGGCTCGCGTTACGAGGTCATCCAGAACCGCGAGCTGTTCACCTTCCTGGAAGACCTGGTGGATCAGCACGGCGTGATCTGGGAGTCGGCGGGCGCGCTGCGCGACGGACGGCGGGTATTCGTGTGCATGCGCCTGCCGGAGAACGTGATCATCGACCGGGGCGGCCTGGCCGACGAGATCGTCCTGATCCTCTCGGTGATCAACTCTCATGACGGGCGCGGCACGGCCGAGGCCGTCCCGTCCGGGTGGCGGATCGTCTGCGCCAACACCGAGCGGTTCGCCCTGCGCGACGCGGTGTCCCGTTGGAGCATCCGCCACACCTCCGGCGCGCTGGGGCGGATCGAAGAGGCACGCCGCGCCCTCGGCCTCACCGTTGAGTACGCCCACGCGTTCGAGGAGGAGGAGACCGCACTCGCGCGCACGGACATCGCCCTGGACGAGTTCCACCGCGTGATCGCCGACCTGTGGCCGGTGGACCGGGACGCGTCCGCGCGCACCACGGGCATGGCCGACCGCCGCCGCGAGACCCTGACCGCGATGTTCGAGGGCGAGTCGGTCCGCGTCGGCCGTACCGCTTATGCGGGGGAGCGGGCGATCACGGACTACCTCGACCACGTCGCGCCGCGCCGCCCCGGCAAGACCATGACGGAGGAGATCGCCCGGGCGACCGCGCTCATGGAAGGCGCGGACGACGCCATCAAGACCACGGCCCACAAGAGGCTCATGACCCTGGTCCGCCGCTGACCACCCACCCGGGGCGGCCCGATCGGAGGCCGGGCCGCCCCTTCACCCGGAAAGGGAGATCATGATTCACCACTGCGAACGCGGCAGCGCCACGCTGGCCGCCGTCCAGATGACGCCGGACGGCGGCGCGATCTACCAGTCATGGCAGATCTGCGGCTGCGTCCTGGCCGGGCTCCTCGAGGCGCTCGGCGCACCCCAGCGCGAGGCCGTGGCCACCGCCGAGCAGGTTGATGCCACCGGCAATGCCGTCATGGCTGCGGGCGGCGGCATCCACCTGGTGGGGCCGGAATGAGCGGCGAGCCCGAGATCCAGGACGAGCTGGCCCGCCTCGCCGACATCGTGGACGGCCAGGGCGAGGTGACCTGGTGCGGCTGCGGTGAGCCGATCACCGAGTACTACGGCGAGTGGTTGCACGTCTACAACCCCGCGCTGACCGGCGCGAACGACCACGACGCGGAGCCCTGAGAGGAGGGGAGATGGTCATCGCCGATGACGTGGCCGCTGACTTCGCTGACGCCTTCGGGATGTACTGCTCGGGGGACGTCGCAACGAAGCTTGCCTGCTCAGAAGTGGACGCCCTCGCCGCCATGTTGACCGCGATCGGCCGCGAGGATCTTGCCGCCGTGTGGATCGAGGACCACGCCGAGGACGACGAGGAGGGCGACGCGCACTATCGCCCGCCCTTGTGATCTGAGACCCCCTGCGGGCCGGATATGCGACCCGGGGCCCAGCCGCCCCATCGACTCGCTTCCGGCCCGCAGGGCTCAGGACTCCTCGGCGGGGTCCAGGGCGTCGGACAAGCGCAGGTAGTCGAGCACCGTCCGCAGCCGCACGCCTGCGGCCTGGGCCTCGCGCACGGCCGCCGCGATCGGGGCGAGCACCTCTCGGTGCTCGGCGATCGCTGCCTCCAGGCGGTGCAGGTCGGAGGTTACGTGCGGCCGGTTCTCGGCCATGAACCTGATCACGTCCGCGGCCGGCGTCGGGGCGTCGAGTGGGAACAGGCAGTACTCGCCCGTCGCCCACCGCCACGCGGCGTCCTCTGTAGGGCTGGAGACCTCCGGCGTCAGTTCCACGCCTGCCGCGGTGCCGGCGGTCCCGGGTAGAAGAAGCCGGTTCGGGGACACGTCGAGCGCGAGGGCCAGGGCGACGAGCTCATCGGAGTCCACCCGGCGCTGGCCTTGCTCGATCTTGTGGATGCCGGATGCCAGGATGGGGCGCCCAAGCTCGGTCACGCGCGCGGACAGGGCGCGCACGCTGATCCCGCGCGCGTCGCGCAGAGCCTTGATGTTGGCCGCCACGCGCAGGCCGGTCGGTCCTGGCTCCTGGATTGTCCCCATGGCGGGCACAGTAGTAGCCGGTTGACGAACGTGCAATACGGCACCAGACTGTCCCCATCACGGGTACAAACATCAGTGCGAGGGGGACGCGAGCGGTGTCGGAGCACTGGCGGGCCCATGGGCGCCGGTAACGCCAAGCTGGCCTTCGGGCACTACGCCGGTCGCGTCCCGCCGAACTCCATGCTGGCCCTCGTCTTCATGGCCTTGACCGCGATGGACAAGGACGATCCGCCGCTCTTCTGGGGCGGCCACCAGTCCATCGCGGTCAACGTCCTCGGGCGGCGCGGCGAATATACCGACGCCGACGCGCGCGCCGTGCGGCGGCTGATCACCCCTCTGTTCCAGGTGGGGGCGATCGAGGTGTACCAGCACGCGTCGGTGCGGCGTCAAGGGTCCAGCACCGTTTGTTATCGGCTCAATCTGCATCCCGACGTAGGACGGTTTCCGTCCTATGAGCAGTCGGTCACATAGGACGGAAACCGTCCTATGAGGAGCCATTCACGTAGGACGGTTTCCGTCCTTCACGTAGGACGGAATGTGGTCGTCACGTAGGACGGAAAGTGTCCGTACACAGGACGGAAACCGTCCTACAGAGGAGTACGGCGGAGGATGAGGACCCTATTGAAGAAGGAAGGGGCGAACTTGGGAACCGACGTGCAGGTATCGCGCGCGCGAAGCTCTCCCGACGAGGAATCCCATCTACGGACTCTCGGGTGTCCGCAGAACGCCGGGCATCGCCCAGCCGGGAGTCATCATGAAGTCGTGGACGCCTGGACGATCGACGACGCTGTGGCCCTCCTCCATCCCGTCATGACGGCCGCCGAGGTCCGCGCCATGCTCGACCTGATCGGCATCACCGCCGTCGGCACACGCCGGACGGCATGCGTGTGCGCCGCTCGTGCTCAAGTCGAGGTGGAGCAGTCGGCATTGTCAGGACACAGCCGGGTTGCAGCAGCGCCACAACGCTGCATGTCGCCCGCTCGTGTCGCCACGTTTCTGGACGCGGATTGAGGAAATATGGCCTTAGCCCCTTTCTTTGGTGCCAGGGACGCGGCATTGCCACATCGTACCTATGGGCCGATTTGAGAAGCGACTTCACATCGCTGAGCCCAGCGCTATAATTGAGAATTATCGATAGCGATATCCGGCCAGATAGCCTGCAATGGGGTAGGCGCCCGAGTAACCACCGGGATATTAGCTTGGCGAGCCGCATGGACTACCGATGCTGCGACTAGAGAATAAGGGCCGGCAGGTCGTAGTACATCTGCTATCTCGCGGGCTGTGGTACGTGTCAGGTCGATGCATTGAGTGGTCGGTAGCGACAGGATCAGGTCGATGACAGGCGTCATAACCTCCGGAGCTTGGGCCAGTGCGGCAGAAAGTGCAGGTGAGGGGATTATTAGCCGCCCGCCGCTGGCCAAGCTCCGCCATATGATCGCCTCTACATATTTGGCGCGCCCTGAAGTAAGGTCGATAAGCGAGGTGTAGTCGAGCACGCGGGATGTCACAGGATCGCCATGTGAGTCCGCTAATTCGGCATCTCTACCTCTAGCGACAGCAAGTATCTCGGGCGTGGGAATGCCGAATAGGGCCTCTATTCGCTCGCGCCTTTCCTTGCGAACCTCTGATGGAGAGATGGTCATTGGGCCTATTCTGGCAAATAGATCGTCGTCGCCAGTGTGCATAGCGACATCATAGTGTGGCTCGCCTCTGAATGCTGGCCGATGCTGAGATGCTGTCAGGAGCGTTGAGACAGTCGGAATGACATTGAGGCAGGCAGGGTCGTTTAAGGTGCAGGAGCGGCTGTCGGGCGCGGGGTGTAGTGCCCGCTCCCCTGGCCAGCTACCAAGCCTGCCACGCGAGAGGCAGGTCGCGGCGGCGCCGCCGGAAATAGGGAGGGGCTTGCTACCCCAGCTAAACGACAGTCCGAAAGCCTGCTATTGGGGTGACCGATATTTGCCAGTGCAAGGCTATTGCAAAGCCCTTGCGATGCCGCTATCGTCATCCACGATTTGTCCTTACATGCTGCTTGGTGAACCACTATCCAAGTAAATGTCTAAAGGAGAAGCCCATTGAGGTTACAGGCAAAGATTGCTGCTGCAATGCTGGTCGCAGCTCTTGCGATCCCAGGCTTTGCGGCCACACCGGCTTCCGCAGCAGCTCATGATGTTCCTCCGCAGCCCAATGCGACTTACCAAGAATACTGCATGAGTATCCTCGCTCAAGAGGGCTATATCGTGGGCCCCAAGGTGACGGAGGCATGCTCCCATGCGAATACGTCTACAAGGCTCAGCCAGTGCTACGACCCCCTGCGGGCGCTGGGAGTCACGTCAGCCCATGCGAGTAGGGCCTGCTTCCTCTAAACGGCGCTGCCGTCGGGCCATCTAATGGGCGATGCCTCGGCTGTGTCGGAACCAGGCGAGGCATCGCCTCCTTAAATTGTGGAGTACGAATTAATTTAGCAAACGCGTGTGCCTACGAAATGCCTGTACGTCCACTCGCCTCCAGATGTTGAGAGGCAGTCATCCATGAGACCGAACGCGAAGCAATCTGCTACCCATGGTGGTACCACAGGCGACGGTGGGGAGTGAGGGGCACCGGCCACCGCAGCCAACGGGAATTGTCCTGAGTCATCATGGAGATATGGCTGTCGATCTCTGCCCTGAGCTATGGACCGTCGAAGACGCTGCGCGCGAGCTCCACCCCGTGATGACCGTCCAGCAGATCCGGGCGCTCATCACCCTGGCCGGCCTCTGCCCGATTGGGAAGAAGCCGCCTGGCCCCTACGGCGGCCGGCCGGCCGCCGTCTACGACGGCGAGCAACTCCGGCACGCCCATGCCGTCATCGCGCCACTGTTGATCGCCGCGTGAGGTTTGTGACAAACTGCCTGACAGGAGAGGTGTCTCCAGACCTGACTGATGGGCCGGATTCCGTGCCATCCGGATCTCCCAGAACTGTCAGACCCCTACGGCAGACTGGCGTGATGACCCCGCCGCGGTTGGCCGACCCAAGGGGAGAGCGACAGGCGTGACCCTGCATTTTCGCGACCCCAGCCCCTTCGAGCAGGACGAGACGTTTGACCTTGCCGCACGCGATCTGGAGCCGCCGCAGGCCCGGACGCCCTGCGTGCTCGACGATGCAGATCCCGAGCGGTGTGGGGGCTGGGCGGAGCCGACCGCGCCGGTCCCGCTGTGCCGGGATCACCTCGTCTTCGTTCGGATGTGGGTCAATGACCGGTTCAATGACCTGCTGAACAAGCCGTTCGCCCCACGCTCCCGGCCGATGAAGCAGTACGTGTACTTCATCCGCCGAGGCGACCTGATCAAGATCGGGTGGACCTCCGACATGGCAACGCGGATGCGGTTCCACAAGCCGGACGCGATCCTGCATTTCGAGCAGGGCGACCAGAAGGACGAATCCGAGCTCCACCGCAAGTTCGCCCACCTGCGGGTTCCGGCAGTCGATGGATGCCCCGTGCGCGAATGGTTCCGCCCCGGCGACGACTTGATCGCCTACATCGAAGAGCGCAGGCGCCTCACCGCCTGACGGGGCGAGGCAGGCAACTGCGGGACCTGTGTTCGATCGGACTTTCGGGAGGGTTCGTGAGTCCAGTAGAACTGGCGAACCGGTTCGCCTACCACCCGCCGCTCACTGACCAAAGACGTGCTGCGCACGAGACGGTCCGGGATCTGTGCTGGAAGCTCGCCGTAGAACTTAACGGCATGCTGCCCGAAGGGCGAGAGAAGGGTCTCGCCATCAAGTCCCTGGAAGAGGCCATGTTCTGGTCGAACGCGGGCCTGGCCCGGCAGGACTGATGCACGCCCCGCCACGGACAGACCAAAGGAGAGCTGGCCATGCGCTACGTCCTGATCGGCACCGTCGGCACGTACACCGTCCCCGGCGGCGCGGAACGCTGGAAGATCGACCTCGGCACCCAGTCGCCGACTCGCGTCCCCCTCGCGGCGCTCCCGAACGGTCTCGGGACGATCACCGGCTGGATCAACTCAGCCGAGACGATCATCAACAGCATCGGGGGCGAAGTCCTGGTGGACCTCGGCGCGGCGTTGGCCGACTACCACGGCCCCATCGTCATCACGGGGTGGGACGCGGTGGCCGAAGAGGTCCGCGGCCTCAACTCCGACCAGGCCGCCGCCATCCGCCAGGCGTACGACGACGCCAACGCGTAGGGCGCGCGCCGATAACCACCGGCCATGAGGTGCCTGCCGTTCCGCCACCGCTGGATCCAGCGGTGTGCGCGATGCGGAGCCACCCGCACACGGGTCCGCTGATGTCCCGCAGCAAGGGACGCCAAGGCCGCCCCTACCGCCGGGCCCGCGCTCAGCTCCTCGCCGAGTCCACGATCTGCTGGATCTGCGGACACGACGGGGCCGACACCGCCGACCACGTCATCCCGCTCAGCCTCGGCGGAGACCCGCTCGCCCCTGAGAATCTGCGCCCGGCCCACGGCGTCCGGGGCTGTGCGGTATGCGGGCGCAAGTGCAACAGCTCTCGGGGGGCGAAAATGACCCTCCCGGCCCCGCGCGCATCCCGGGCCTGGTGACTACTGGGGCGTCGGTATCGGGGCGGACCGGGGCCCTGCACTAGGGGCTCGGTGACGGGGCCCGGAGTGAAGCGGGGAACGGCTGCATCCAGGGCTACGGGGCCGAGATCAGGGGGCTGGATCGGGGATGGCGCTCTGGGTAGTGACCGGGCCGCCGGCCTCCGGCAAATCCACCTGGGTGCGCAGCAGAGCCAGGCCAGGTGACATCGTCATCGACTACGACCTACTGGCCACAGCCCTCACAGCGCCTGGCGCTGCACCACACGACTATCCCAAGGCACTGCGACAAGTCACCTCACGAGCCAGAGCCGCAGCGATCACCGAAGCGCTCAAGCACGCTGCTGGCGTCGATGTGTATGTGATCCATTCACAGCCCTCGACAGAAGCAGTCAGACGCTACACAGAGCAGACTGACGACCAGACAGAACTCCATCTCATCGTCGTTGACCCAGGTCGCGACGTGGTGATGAGGCGGATCGCCGAGCAGCGTCCACCCCAGATGCGTGCCGTCGCAGAGCGTTGGTACAGCAATGCTCACCACACAGAGCAAGCAGCGTCGAGATCGTCCCGAAGCTGGTGACGCATCGTCACAGCCAACGAGATGTCACACGTTGTGATTACTGTGATGGCGAACACGAAGAGTTATTGCAGGTGAAGCCGGTAGCCCTACGTTTCCGCAGTTCAGAATGGGTAGGGGGGCGGCTTCGCATCGTGATCATGGACCCGCGGATCACCCGCCCGCCCAGCCTCCCTCGCCCCTCCCCGCTCAAAAAAACTTTCGCCGTCACGTTCCGTGATGCGAGCCGGAGCGCCACTCGCTTCCGCTCATCCTCGTCACCGTCCGCTACATCACATCCTGTAGTCGCCCGCCGCTGATCCCGGTGGGAAGGAAGCCCCGGCCGCCCCCAGGCGCCGGGGCTTCCGCATGCCTGGGGAGTTCTCATGCCACGTAGGCCGGACACGCCGTGCTCGTCTTGCGGCAAGCTGCTCTGGTCGGGGACAACATCGCTACCGGCGGGAAGTCGCAAATGCCGACCGTGTCGGCGGGCTGCGAGCAAGGCACCGTGCAGTACATGCGGGCTGGAGTTCGACGCCTGGACGGGCGGTCATCGAAGGCGGACGTGCTCATCAGCTTGCGAACGTGAGGCTCGCCTGCGTGCTATCACCGAGGCGCGCCAGGCACCGCGCCCGCTCCGCGAGTGCGAGGACTGCCTAGTTGCAGTGGCCACGTGTGGTGTCGTTGCGCTGTGCGATCGCTGCCGGGTCGTCCGGAAGGCGCTGCGGGACCGTGAGCACTGGCGGCGGAAGAACCGGCGGCGGCGGGTCGATCTCGCCCGTGTGACGTCGGAGCCGTACACGCTTGTGGAGATCGCCGAGCGGGATGGTTTCTGCTGTCAGATCTGCCGCGATCCGGTGGACATGAAGCTCGTCTGGCCGAAGCTGTGGGCCCCGACGATCGATCACGTCGTACCGGTGGTGGCGGGCGGCGATGACACGTTGGCGAACGTGCAGCTCGCGCATTTCGTGTGCAACAGCCGCAAGGGCGCGCGGCTGGAGCTGGCCTCGTGACGCGCAGCGTGCGCGTGGACCTGGTGGCATCGGTCCGTGGGGACCTGCGGCGGCTGGGCGTCGATGCGAAGAGCACGCTAGCGATGGCCGCGCTGGACATCGCGGTACGGCTCGGCGTGGACGGCGTGCGCCCGACAGCGGCGGCGATGCTGCACAAGGAGCTGCGCGCGACGCTGGAGGCGCTGGAGCGGGTCGCCGCTGGGCAGCCGGCCGAGGACGCGATCGACGAGCTGCGGACCCGTCGGGCGAACCGTGCCTGAGCTGCTCGGCGATCAGACACCGCGGATCCGGTGGGTGCCGGAGTCGTACCGGTCATCGGGGGCTGACGCGACGGAGCTCGCCGAGACGGCCGGGCTGCTGCTGGATCCGTGGCAACGCCTGGTGCTCGATGACGCCCTGGGGGAGCGGCGTGACGGCCGGTGGACTTCGTTCGAGACCGGCCTGGTCGTGGCGCGTCAGAACGGCAAGGGCGCGATCTTCGAGGCCCGGGTGCTCGCTGGCCTGTTCCTGTTCGACGAGCGGCTGATCATGTACTCGTGCCACGAGTTCAAGAGTGCGCAGGAGTTCTTCCGGCGGATCCGGCTCCTGATCGACGGCAAGGACGAGTTCCGGCGGCGGGTCCGGAAGATCGTGACGGCGCACGGCGATGAGGGCATCGAGCTCACGACGGGCCAGCGTCTCCGGGTCATCGCCCGCTCGACCGGCAGCGGCCGGGGCTTCAGTGGCGACCTCAACATCTGGGATGAGGCGTTCAACCTCCCTTCGACCGCCGTTGACGCGCAGATGCCTACCATGTCCGCGCGGCCCAACCCGCAGGCGTGGTACGGATCATCGGCCGCAGACAAGACCATTGCGCCGTGCGAGCAACTCGCTGCTGTGCGACGCCGGGGCATCGCGGGCGACGATCCCGCGCTGACGTATCTGGAATGGAGCATCGACCCGCACACCGAGCAGTGCGCGCGCGACGCCGAGGGCACTATCACCTGCATCGACCACGACGACCGCGACGACCCGGCAAGCTGGGCGAAGGCGAATCCCAGCCTCGGCATCCGGATCTCGGTCGAGCACGTTCAGCGCGAGTACAACTCGATGTCGCCGACGGGCTTCGACCGCGAGCGCCTATCGGTGGGGAACTGGCCGACCGACAAGGCGAGTCAGTGGACGGTCATCCCCGAGGCGAAGTGGCGGGCGGTCGCCGACGAGCAGTCGGAGGCCGAGGGCCGGGTGGCGTTCGCGATCCACGTCAGCCCGGACCGGAGCTGGGCGGCGATCGCCACGGCGGGCCGCCGCGCTGACGGGCTGCTGCACCTGGAGGTCGTGGACTACCGGCCGGGCACTCGGTGGGTACCGGACCGCGCCGCGCAGCTTCAAAAGCGGTGGGATCCGGTCGCCTGGGTGGTGGACGCGGGCGGCCCCGCGGGGTCGCTGATCGCCGATCTTGAGGCGGTGCGGATCGAGGATCCGCAGACCCGCAAGGTCACCACCCTGGAGATCACCAAGCCGACGGCGCGCGAGGTGGCGCACGCGTTCGGGCAGCTCCTGGACGCTGTGATGCCCGAAGAGGGCGACCCGGGCGCACGTGTCCGGCCACACCCAGCTCTCGACGCCGCGGTGGCCGGGGCTGCGACGCGGAAGCTCGGCACCGCGCACGCGTGGGACGCCCTGACCACGGCGGTGGACATCTCGTCGCTGGTCGCGGTGACCAGCGCCGCGTGGGGGTTTGCGACAAAAGGCCATGTCGAGGACGAGGCACCTGAGCCGTGGGTGCAGTTCGGGTGAGGGGGCGGCGGTGACCTTGACGATCCCCGTGGAGCGGATCTCGCATGAGGCCCGGCGGCGCGACGTGCGCGCCGGTCTGCGCAGGCTGGTACGGGCTCTGGCGACGCTTCTGGTGGGCGTCCCGTACGTGCTCGGCTGGGCGGCCGGTCGGCTGTGGCTCGGTCTGACGATTGCGTGGGTCGCGGCCGGGGAGGGCTGGCGCGAGGGCCGGCGTTCGCATCCGGGCGCGGGAGGCCGATCCCGATGAGCGAGCGACAGGCCCTGGAGGGCATCGTCGAGGGCCTGGTCGTGCGGTCTGGGGACACGCTGATTTTGCACCTGCCTGCCGACATGACGGCGGCGGACATGCAGCGGATCGCGGAGAACGTGAAGGATGGCCTGTGCCAGAAACTGCCTGACGTCGAGATCCTGATGGTGGCGGGCATCGAGCGGATCGCGGTGTACCGGCCGGGCGAGGACGCGCCGGCCTGATGGGCCTCCTGGAGCGGGTCTCGGCGCGGCACGCCGAGCGGTTTCGGCGACCCGCCGCTGAGAATCGGTTCGGCTGGGACGACTACCTCAATCTGTTCGAGCGCAACCCGTTCGGGCTGGGCTGGTTCCAGACGATCACCGGCTCCCAGGAGCGGATCGAGGGCCACTTCGAGGGCATCGTCAACCTCGGCTACAAGCGAAGCGGCGTGGTGTTCGCGTGCATCCTCGCGCGCCTCCTGGTCTTCAGCGAGGCGCGGTTCCAGTGGCGCGGCTTCAACCGCGGTCGGCCGGGGGCGCTGTTCGGCGCCCCGGAGTTGGCGTTGCTGGAGCGGCCGTGGCCGGGGGCGACGACCGGTGACCTGCTGGCCCGGATGGAGCAGGACTCGACGCTCGCGGGCGGCTTTTTCGCGACCCGGCGGGGCGGCCGGGGCGGGCAGGACCGGATCGTCCGGATGCGCCCGGACTGGGTGACCATCGTTCTCGGCTCGTACGAGGACCCGGACTTGCAGGCGTTCGACCTGGACGCCGAGCTGATCGGCTACATCTACCAGCCGCCGGGCGGGCAGGCGGAGATCCTGCTGCCCGAGGAAGTCTGCCACTACGCGCCGGTGCCGGACCCGATCGCCTCCTACCGCGGCATGTCGCTGCTTCAGTCGGTGATCCGCGACATCGAGGGCGACCAGGCGGCCACCACCCACAAGCTGCGCTTTTTCGAGCAGGGGGCGACCCCCAACATGGTGGTCACGATGGACTCGGCGGTGACGCCTGAGGCGTTCGCTCGCTTTAAGGCCGTCATGGAGGCCGGTCACGCCGGGGCGCTCAACGCCTACAAGACCTTGTACCTGGGCGGCGGCGCCGACGTGAAGACCGTCGGCAACAGCTTCGAGCAGATGAGTTACAAGGCCATCCAGGCGCTGGGGGAGACGCGCGTGGCCGCGGCCATGGGCGTCCCGCCGGTCATCGTCGGCCTGTCCGAGGGGCTCTCATCTGCCACGTACTCCAACTATTCGCAGGCCAGACGGCGTTTCGGCGACGGTACGTTGCGCCCGCTGTGGCGTAACGCGGCCGGGTCGCTGGCCAACCTGCTGCCGCCCCGGCCGGGCGCGGAGCTCTGGTACGACGACCGCGATGTGTCCTTCTTGCGGGAGGACCAGAAGGACGCGGCGCAGATCTTCTCCATCCAGGCGTCTACGATCGCGACGCTCGTCCGCGAAGGTTTTACACCCGAGTCGGCGACGGCGGCCTGCGCCGCCCAGGATTCCAGCCTGCTGGTGCACACCGGCCTGCTCAGCGTGCAGCTTCAGCCGCCCGGTACGAAATTCAACCAGCCGAACGGCTCCGGCCAGTCCGACGAGACCGAAGACGACCCCGAGGACGATGCCGCAGACGACGAAGGCACCGGCCCCGACGAGGAGGAAGAGCAGCCGTGAAGCATCTGATCACCGTGCGGGCGAACGCCGCGCCCGTCAGCCTCCATCCGCGGGCCGCCGCAGAACCCGAAGGACTGGACTCCACTCCCGCCGCCGAGGCCCGCGCTGAGAGCACGGGGGAGCAGGTCATGGTGTTGCGCTTCTCGGCGTTCGGCGTGTGGTACGAGATCAACTCCTGGTACGAGGGCCGCTATCTGGAGCGCGTCCTGCCCGGCGCGTTCGCCAAGACCATTCAGGAGCGCGGCGACCGGGTGAAGATCTTCTTCAACCACGGCTACGACTACCAGATCGACCAGAAGATCCTCGGCGTGCCCGAGCTGCTGGAGGAGCGCACCGACGGCGTGTGGGCCGAGGTCCCGCTGCTCGACACCTCCTACAACCGCGACCTGATCCCGGGCCTGCGCGCCGGCGGGTATGGCAGCAGCTTCATGTTCAACGTGCTGGACGAGCTGTGGAATCACGAGCCCGGCGAGTCCGAGCACAACCCGGAGGGCCTGCCCGAGCGCAGCATCCTTCAGGTCCGTCTCTTCGAGGCCGGGCCGGTCACCTGGCCGGCGTCGCACGCGGCGACCGCCGGGATGAGGTCCGTCGCCGGGCTCACCGACTGGTACGGCGAGCAGCTCCGCACCCGCGACTCGGGCCGCCACGACGCGCTCGTGCGCGGCTTCACCGACTTCCGTGCCCAGCACGGACTCCGCACCTCCGAAAGCGAGGCCGTCCCGCCCGCCGCCGACCCGCAGCAGGTCGCCGACGAACGGCAGGACACCGCGCCGGACGAGGCCGCGACCACCCCGACCGACGCGCCGGACACCCTGGTAGTGCACCACGCGGCAGGTCTCACCCATTCGCAGCGCGCCGCCCGACTGCGGGCGCAGCGCTATTCGTTCCTGACCAGGGAGGCGTCCTGATGGACGAGATCCTGCGCAGGCTCGGTGAGATCGAGACCGAGATGCGTGAAATGCACGAGGCCGCTGGCGATGCGGCGTTCACCGAAGAGCAGCAGGCCCGCTGGGCCGAGCTGGAGGAGCAGCGTGCCGAGCAGCTCCGGCTCCAGGAGGAGGAGCGCGCCCGCCAGGCCGACCTGGACCGGCGGCGCAGCGCGGTCGCCGGGTTCGCCGCGCGCGGCACCACCGAGGCCGGGGACGGCAACCTCGACGTGCGTGGCGTGCAGGTGATGCAGCGCGTTGACCCGTGGGACGGCGCCGACGTGCGGGCCCTGCCGGACCTGAAGGCGCGCGACAAGGCGCTGAAGGCGCTGGAGGACCGTGACCTGACGGCGCACACCAGCGACGAGCAGCTCGCGCGGGCCATCAAGGTCCTGCGCACCCGCACCCGGGACTGCAACGGCGCGTACGTCGCCCGCCGCATGCTGCTGACCGAGAACGAGCACTACCGGTCGGCGTTCATGAAGTTGATCATGCGCGCCCACCCCGTGCTCACTCCCGAAGAGCAGCACGCCGTCGAGGCGTACGAGGAGTACCGGGCCATGTCGATCGGCAGCGACCCGGGCGGCGGCTTCGGCGTCCCGGTGCTGATCGACCCGACGATCATCCTGACGGCGCAGGGCAGCCCGAACGACATCCTCAACCTTGCGCGCGTCGAGACGATCACCAACGACGAATGGAAGGGCGTCACCAGCGCGGGCGTGTCCTGGTCGTTCGACCCGGAGTCGGCCGAAGTGTCGGACGACAGCCCGACGCTGGCACAGCCCACAGTGCCAACGCACAAGGCGCAGGGCTACCTCCCGTACACCATCGAGGTCGGGATGGACTACCCCGGTTTCGCGACGGAGATGAACGCACTCCTCGATGAGGGCTACCGGGAGCTGCTAGCGCAGACCCTCACCACCGGGTCGGGCGTCAACGCGCCGACCGGCATCGTGACCGCGCTCGACGCGAACACCAACGTCGAGGTCGCCGTCACCACGGATGGCGCGTTCGGCGGTGCGGACATCTACAAGCTGTGGGACGCGCTGCCGATCAAGTACCGCAACCGGATGCCGAATTGGATGTCGTCCACGGATGTCATGAACGAGGTCAGGCAGTTCGGCTCCGGCGGGTCCGGCGGCTCGAACTTCTCGGTCAACCTGACGCAGGAGTCGATCCCGCGGCTGTTCGGGAAGCCGTACTACGAGAACGACTTCATGGACGACTTCACCGCTACGACCGGCGCCGCGAACCTGCTGATCGTGGGCGACTTCCAGAACTACCTGGTCGCCCAGCGCGCGGGGATGAGCGTCGAGCTCGTGCCGCATGTGTTCGGCACCACGAACAACCGGCCGATCGGCCAGCGCGCCTGGTACGCCTGGGCCCGCGTCGGTGCCGACTCGATCAACGACGCCGGGTTCCGCATCCTCCAGAACATCGCGTAAGCGCAGGCGCTGAGCCTGCTCTTCACCCACCTCCCGTCGGCCGCCTGGGTGGTCGGCCGGCGGGAGTCACCACCACCCACCGCCACCGCCCGGAAGAGAAGAGAGGTTCCGATGAGGTACGTCTTCCCGACCTGTGTCGCGGTCGTCCATTGGGAGGGGGGCCGCGTCCACCTGCTCCGTGACCAGCCATGGGATGCCGACGACCCGTTCGTCAAGGCCAGGCCGGATCTCTTCGCCGAGCATCCGCAGGATCCGCAGCGGACCGCCCCTCCGGTGGAGCGGGCCACCCAGGCGCCAGGTGAGCGGCGGCAGACCCGCAGGCAGACCCGGAAGGACGGCCCGGCGGGTGAGTAACGGCACCGTCCTGGCCGCCTACCTACACCCCAACGCCGTTTCACACTCCTTCTCCGACTCGCTGATGAAGCTGATCTCCCACGACATGGTCAACCAGGCCCGGGTGGTCCGCGCCGGGGTGCTGCAATTCCGCTGTGGCGCGGGCGGCCTGGTGCAGGCCCGCAACGAGATCGTTCAGCAGTTTCTCGACCGGTCGGACGCCGAGTGGCTCTGGTGCGTGGACTCCGACATGGGATTCCTGCCGGACACCGTTGACCGCCTGGTCGAGGCGGCCGACCCGGCGGAGCGGCCGGTCGTGGGGGCGTTGTGCTTCGGGCTGCGGGAGGTGGCCCCGGACGGCATGTGCGGCTGGAAGGTGCGGCCCTTTCCCACGATCTATGACTGGGGGCGCGACCCCAAGGGCACCTTTGGCTTTCATGTGCGGCGCGACTACGCGCGCAACGCGCTCACCCAGGCCGCGGGCACGGGCGCCGCATGCCTGCTGATTCACCGGTCGGCGGCCGAGAAGGTGCGCGCCGACGCGGGCGACTCCTGGTTCGACCCCGTGAACTTCGCGGACGGCCGGCCGGTCAGCGAGGACCTCTCCTTCTGCTACCGCCTGAACAAGGTCGGACTGCCCGTCTACGTGCACACCGGCATCCCGACCTCGCACCACAAGCAGATCTGGCTGGGCGAGGAGGAGTACCGGGTGTTCGAGGCGGCCTATCGAGCCACGGCCGACAGCATGGCGGCGGTGAGCGCATGAGCGACGGCGAGGGCCTGGTCGTCATCGTGCCGTCACGCGGACGCCCGGCCGCGGCGCACGACCTGGCCAAGACGTTCAAGCAGACCTGCGGCCTGCGCACCGAGCTCGTGTTCGCCATCGATGACGACGACCCCGAACGGCCCGGCTATGAGGGCCTCGACACGCTGGCCGGTCCCAACACCACGATGGTGGAAGCGCTGAACCGCGCCGCCGCCGAAGTACTCGCCCGGCCGCGACCGCCGATGGCGATCGCCTTCATGGGAGACGACCACCGGCCGCGCACCGCTGGCTGGGACCTCGATTACCTGACCGCGCTACGCAGTCTGCCCGGCTTCGTGTACGGCGACGACCTCGTGCAGGGAGTACGCCTACCGACGCAGGTCGCGATCAGCACGACGGTCGTTCGGGCGCTCGGGCACATGGCCCCGCCGACCCTGCGGCACATGTACGTGGACAACTACTGGCTACGGCTCGGCCAGGCGGCCGGATGCATCACCTACCTGCGCAACGTGGTCGTCGAGCACCTGCACCCGGTGGCCGGGACCGCGGCCTGGGATGCGGGCTACCGACGCGTCAACGCGCGCGAGGTCTACGACCAGGACAGGAAGGCGTTCGAGGCGTACATGGCCGCCAACGGCCACCGTGAGACCCTCGCCGTGCTCCAGGCCGCCGCCGCGGTACCGAAGTGACCAGGAAGCGCCTGCGTCCGGCCTACTCGGACGCCGAGCTCAAAGCCCTCTACTGCACGCCGCACGACCATCGCCGGTGGCGAGATCACCACCTGCGCGTCGATGTGACCATCGCGATGGCCCGGTGGATGGCCGGGGACGGCGTCGCTGCGGCGGCGGACCTGTCGTGCGGGAACGGCGCGATTCTGTCCGCGGTCCCCGCGGGGGCGAAGTACTTCGGCGACTTCGCGCCCGGCTACCGGTTCCAGGGCCCGATCGAGGACACCATCATGCAGATCCCGCAGGTGGACCTGTTCGTGTGCTCGGAGACGCTTGAGCACGTGGACGCGCCCATGCTGGTGCTGGGCCGGATCCGCGACCATGCCCGCATGCTGGTGCTCTCGACGCCCGTGGACGCCTGGGACGACGACAACCCCGAGCACTACTGGGCCTGGTCGCGCGAGGACATCGAGGAGATGCTCGCCGCCGCCGGGTGGCGGCAGCACGTGTACGCGACCGCTGACTTCCGGCCGATGGGCCTTCCGTACGCATTCGGGATCTGGGGGGTGCGGTGAAGCGGGCTCTGGTCACTGGGAGCGCGGGGTTCGTCGGCCGCCACATGGCCGCAGAGCTGTTTGACCGCGGGTGGGAAGTGCACGCCGCCGACATCGTCAACGGGCACGACGCACACGAGATCTTCCGCGGCGGTGGCGACGCGCCCGGGTTGTTCGGCGGGGAAGTCGGCCGCTACGACCTGGTGGCGCACGCGGCGGCCACCGCCCCACACCGGGCGGCGATCGACGGCCAGCCGATGAACCTGGCGCTGGACCTGGCGCTCGATGCCGCGATGTTCGAGTGGGCGGTGCGCACCGGCCAACGGCGGGTGCTCTACCTGTCCAGCAGCGCGGCCTACCCGATCGACCTGCAAGATGACCTTGCCGCGGCGAAGGACCTGCGCGAGGAGATGATCCGGTTCGACCGATACAACATCGGTGCTCCGGATGCCTCATACGGCTGGATGAAGCTCACCGGCGAGCGCATCGCCGCCGCCGCGGCGCAGGCCGGGCTCGCCGTTCACGTCGTGCGGCCGTTCTCCGGCTACGGCACAGACCAGGGCGAGCAGTGGCCGTTCGGCGCCTTCATCGCGCGGGCCCTGCGGCGCGAGGACCCGTTCACGATCTGGGGCAGCGGCGAGCAGGTCCGCGACTGGCTGCACATCGACGACCTGGTGGCCGGCGCGCTGGCCGTGGTGGACGCCGACGTGCGCGAACCGGTCAACCTGTGCACCGGACGCGGCACGAGCATGCGCGAGCTCGCCGCGATGGTGTGCGCCGAGGTGGGATACCGGCCGCGGTTCGAGCTGCGCGAGGGCGCCCCGGCCGGGGTGGCGTACCGGGTCGGTGACCCGGCCCGGATGCACCGCATCTTTCAGCCGGCGGTGTCGATCGAGGACGGTGTCCGGCGCGCGTTGGCGTCGGCCTATCGGTGATCAGAGCAAGGAGGACGCGTGATTATTGACGCGGGTTCGGCCGCTGAGGGGATGGGCGTGGGCGTAGCCACCGCGCCGACCGACTGCGGCCGAGGAACGACACTGTGGCGGGTGGAGCGGTGGGACGCCGACGCGGTCGGCTGGGTGCGGCGCCGGTCGGGCCTGGCGGCACCGGAGGGCCACGTGTTCCACGAGCTTAAGGTGCCGTCCTACCGGACGACGGAGCACCTGGGAAACGCGATCCTCAGCGCAGGGTGGACACGCATCCTGAACTTGCTGATCGGTACCGGCTCGACCCAGGCCATGGACGCGACCCACACCCGTGTCGGTGTGGGCGACGGGACCACGGCGGTCACCACGGCGGACACCACGCTGACCGGGAGCACCAACAAGTACTTCAAGACCGCCGCGGGTGTGGGGACGATCGGGGCGGGCGCCGGGCCGCCTACGACGACGTTGACGATCGCGGCCACCTTCGGCATATCGCAGGCGAACTTCGATTGGAGGAAGTTCGGCGTCGATTTCGGGACTGCGGACGGCACGACAGAGGTCGCGCCGCTGCTCAACGCCGCCGTATCCAACCAGGGAACCAAAGCGTCCGGCCAGATCTGGACGGCCACCGCGACCCTCTCATGGACCTGATCACTTAGCGCTCGATCGGTAGACGTTCATGGCGATCCGGTTCAGTGGCTCTGGTCAGCGGTACACGGCATCCCTCGGGCTCGGCGTCCGGACCAGCCTGACGGTCGCCTGCTGGATCAAGATCTCCGTTGACCGGAACACTCGTGTAGTGCCGTGGGTGATCCACAACGGCGCAAGCAACTACCTGTCGCTGGAACTCACCAGCGCTGGCGAACTCGGGGTCTACACCGAGAACACCACACCCCCCGTGGCCCTCACCCCCGACGTGGGGGACTGGCTCTACGTCGCGGTGACCGTGGACGCCTCGAACGTGCGCATGACCTACGAAACGACGCCGTTCTCCGGTTCCTTCTCCAGCTCGTTCTGGGGCATCTCCCATTCGACGAACGCGGCGAGTCTGAGCATCGGCGAGTGGGTGTCCGGAACGAGCGCGTGGCTCAACGGCTGCGTGTGCGGGCTGAAGATCTGGACGGCCACGCTCACTGCGGACGAGCTTGAAACGGAGGCCACCCAGTACGCTCCGGTCCGAACCTCGGGTCTGGCGGCGTACTACCGGTTCGACGGCCCATCGACGACCGACGACAGTGGTAACGGGCGCACCCTCTCCGGCGGAGCGGGTGTCACCCAGGAGCCGGATCCGGATGACGTCACCGTGGTCACGCCGGCCGACTCCGCCGCCGCCGCCGACGCGCTGACCGCCGCCGCCACGGTGACGCTCGCGGAAGCCGCCGCGGCAAGCACAGGTGTGGCCGTGGCCGCGGGCCTGGGAGTGGCCGACTCCGGCACGGCTGCCGAGAGCCTTACGATCACCGCGACCGTACCTCTCTTGGACACCGGCACGGTCACCGAGGTGATGAGCAGCGGCATGCCGGTCCCCGTTGCCGACGCGGGCACGGGTGCAGATGCGTTCGCGACCGGCGCCACCGTGGTGCTCACTGAGACCGCCACTGGCGCCGATGCGCTGTCCATCACCGCGGCCGTACCGCTCGCCGACTCGGCGGTCGCGGCCGATGCGGTCGAGCGCGCGCAGCTCGTTGGGAAGGCGCTCGCCGACGCCGCGGCCGGGCTCGACGCGCTGGCCGTGCAGAGCTACATCGTGCGGGAGATCGGCGACCCTGGCCCGCCGCGAACGGCGTGGCCGGTGCGCACCCCGCGCCGCGCCTGGTCGGCGGCCGGGCCGCGCCGCCGCTGGTCCGTCCGCCCGCCCCGTACCGATGTGCCGCTGGAGGTGTGATGCACGCCGCGCTGTCGATCTCCAGCTTGAGCCGCGAGTACGTGTACGCGTGGGTGGGCGGTGTGCTCGGGACCGAGACCGTCGAGATCGCGCTGATCCAGGGCGACGAACCCACCTCGGGGGACTGGGAGACCGCGGACTGGGCCAACCAGACGCCCTCGGGTGCGGACGCGCGGATTCTGGTCGGGCCCGGCGGCACGGTCACCCCGACCGACGGGGTGTGGCACATGTGGGTGCGGGTCACCGCGGTCACCGAGACGCCCGTGCTGTACTCGGGGCCGATCCTCATCACATAGCCGCATGACGACGGTCAGTACCAACTTCGACGGGGGCACGAACGGCCAGGTGATCACCCTGGCCAACTCCGGTACCTCTGGCAACGCGCTCCAGTTCATCAGCGGCAGCCCCGTCTACTCCAACGCACAGGCCCACTCCGGCACCCTCTCGTGTCGATATCCCGCCTCGGCCTTCACCTCGATCGGCTACGAGCTGGCGGGCACGTCGATCTGGATCCGGTTCTACGTGCGGTTGCCGCAAAACCGTGACGAGAGCCTGGTGCGGCTGTGGGACGCGGTCGATGCCCAGGGCACGTACATGGGCGGCATCGACGCCACGGCCAGCGGTGCCATGGATCTGAACGTGGGGTTCGGCAACACCGGCACCGTGTCCGGGGCAGTGGTCCTCGGGCAGTGGATCCGCGTCGAGGCGATGTGGAGCACGACCCTCGGGGGCGAGCTTCGCGTCTACCACGACCAGGACTCGGCGACCCCCTCGGTCACGGGCACCCTCGCCACCAATCTGAGCGGCACGGTGCGCACCGAGGAACTCATCCGATTCAGCAGTACGACCGCAGTTACGTATTTCGATGACTTCGCTGTCTCCACCGATGGGTGGATCGGCCCCACGGTCACGCCGATCGCGGTCACCGACGTCGGCCAGGGCGCGGACGCCATCGGGCTCGCCGCGGCCGTCCCGGCTGGAGATGCCGCAACCGCTGCCGACGCCGTGGCGGTGTCCGCAACGGCCGGGCCGGCGGACAGTGCCGGAGCGGCCGACACGGTGACCGTGGCGGCGTCCACCGCGCTCGCTGACGCCGCGACCGCAGCGGACGCCATCACCGTGACGGTCGCCGCAGGACTGCCGGACTCGGCGGCCGGCGCCGAACTGCTCGGCGCGAACGCGGGCCTGGCGATCACTGACTCGGCGGCCGGCGCGGACACGCTGACACCCACCGCCGCAGTGGGCCTCGGCGACGCCGCCACGGCGGCCGAGTCCATGGTGAGCGGTCAGCTCCGGCCGGGCGTGGACGCCGGGTCCGGCACCGACGCCATGGCCGTGAGCGTGGACGCTGTGCCGGGCGACGCGGGCAGCGCGGCCGACCTGCTCGGCGTGAACACCGCGCTCACCCTGATGGACACGGCCGTCGCCGCAGACCACTTCGCGGCCATCGAGGTCACGCCGATCAGCCTGGCCGACGCCGCGACCGCCTCAGACGCACTGTCCGTGATCCGGGATCGCGACGTCGGGCCGGTCGGGCGCCCGCGCCGGAACTGGAGCGTCCGGGGCCCGCGCCGTGGGGTGGCCGCGGCCCGACCGCTGTAGGGGGTGCCGTGGCCGAGCCGTCGTACGTCGCCATCGGCGGATACGTCGCAGAAACGGGCGTTCAGGCGGCGGTGCCGGTCCCGCCCGGCGCGGCGGCCGGGATGGCGATCGTCGTCGGAATGTTCATGGACGGGCCCCCTCTGGCGGTCCCCCCGACGATGCCGCCAGGGTTCGAGGTTCCTGAGAACGCGCCGGTGCAGATCCCGTCCGGGGCCGGGACGCACAGCCTGTACGTGTGGATCAAGCGCCTCACCGGCAGCGACGGCGGCACCTATACCTTCACCTGGGGCGAGGAGCGCTACCAGGAGTCGCAGGCGATCCTGTACCGGGACGTGGCCACCACGGGCCCGCTGTTCGACTCACCAACCGACTCCGCAGCCGACACCGCCGCCATCACCACCAGCCCGCCTGTCGAGGTGACCAGCGCGGGCCCGGACCGGCGGCTGGTCTGGCTATCGACGAACTGGTCGGGCGGCACATGGACGGCACCAACAGGCTTCACTCGGCGCGTGCAGGGCGGCGCGCAGATCTGGAGCGCGGCCGACCGCTCGTGGCCCACGGCCGGAGCGACCGGCTCGGTGGTCGGTTCGTGTACCGGTAGCGACCGGCGCACGGCCTGGCTCGGCGCCCTGCGCGGCACCACGTCCGACAGCACACCCGTCGCCGTGGCCGATGCGGCGTCGGCCGGTGACGCGCTTGCCGTCGGCGCCACCATCGCGCGGGGCGACACCGCGACCGCAGCCGACACCGTGGCGGTCACCGCGACCGCAGCCGCCAGCGACTCCGCCACCGCGGCCGCCGCGCTGACCGCCGCGGCCACGGTGGCGACCACCGAGAGCGGCACGGGGGCGGACACCCTGGCGGTCGGGGGCCTCGCGCCGCTGGCCGACGCCGCAGTGTGCGGTGATGGGCTGATGGTCGCGGTCACCGTTCCGCTCGCGGATTCCGTGGTCGGCGGTGAGGCCCTGCTGCCCGCCGTGACCGCGCCGCTCGGCGATGTCGCGGCCGGGGCGGACCTGCTGACCGCCGCCGTACAGGCGGCCATGGCCGACACTGCGGCCGGCGCGGACCAGCTCGCTCGCGGCGAGCAACTCGCGCTCGGCGACGCCGCCACGGCGGCCGATGCGCTGGCGGTGCTCGTCGCCGCCGGGCTGGACGAGCAAGCGGCGGCCGTCGAGGTGCTCGCCGCGGCAGTGGACGTGACGCTCACCGACGCCGCGGCCGAGCTCGACGTGCTGGCCGTGGCCGGTCCGGCGGCGACCGGCGGGTTCATGACGGCCACCGACCGCCGTGGAACAGCGATGGCAGGCGCAGCGCGCGCCGGCGCGAGGATGGAGGCGCGGTGAGCTACGACCTCGGGGACGTCGTCCCACTGACCGTCACGATCACGGATGCGGACGGCCACCCGGCGAACGCCAGCACGGTGACACTGACGATCACCCTGCCGGACGGCACCGTGACCACGGTGGGCCCGGTCGCGCCGACCGAGACCGGCGTATACGGCCACGACTATCCGACCGTCCAGACCGGGCTGCACGTCGTGCGCTGGGTCGCCACCGGCGCCAACGCGAGCGCGTATGACGACGTCATCGACGTCCAGCCGGCGGCCGTGACCTTCGTCAGCTTGAGCGACGCGCGGGAGCACCTGAAGAAGACCGGACTCGCGGGCGACGACGAGAAGCTCCGGCGGTTCGTCGGGGCCGCCTGCCGCATGATCAGCGACCGGATGGGCCACGTCGCGCCGACCACGCGCAGCATGGACGGCTCCGGCTGCACGGTGATCCTGGAGCGCCCGGTCATCGCGGTGACCTCAGTGACGAAGCTTCCCGGCGGCGACGTCGTACCGGCCGCCGACCCGATCGCGGGGACCGCCGGATGGACCCTCGACGGCGCGGCCGCGGTGCTCACGCTGACGCGGTCGTACGGCCGGGTGCGCGTCACCTACCGTGCCGGACGCAGTCCGATTCCGGCGAACTTCCGCCTTGCCGCGCTGGAACTCACCGGGCACCTGTGGCGGACGTCGCAGCTCAACGGCGGCGGCGGGCGCCCGTCGCTCGCTGGCGACGAGCAGGTGGTGCCCGGCGTCAGCTACGCGCTCCCGTACTCGGTGCGGCAGCTCCTGGGGCTCGACAAGAGGCCCCAGGAAGAGCTCCTGGTCGGCTGATACCGACCGCGCCCTGTTCGCCGATCGAGGGTCAAGCCCAGCTTGACCTCTGCCAGGTCAAGCCCAACTTGACCTCAGAACTCCCAGGAGGACACGGCCGATGGAGCCGACCATAAGCACCGTCCCGGCCTGCCTGCGGGCGCTCGTGGCCGCCGCCGAGCGCGCCGTGCCACCGCGGATCGTCCGGGGCCGCGAGGTGCCGGTGACGGTCGTGCTCGGGCAGCCGAACGTCGGCCAGATGGACTCGGACGAGATGGTCCTGATCGCGTTCACGGGCGAGCCCGGCGACCCCGGCGTGACCTCCAACAGGACGCAGCCTCAGGGGGTCACCGCGCCGGACCGGGAAAGCTACGACGTGATCTGCCTCGCGACGAGCTGGCACGGGCACGATGATCAGCCGCTCCCAGTGCTGGATCGCACCTACGAGATGGTCAACGCACTGGCCGCCGAGCTTGCTGCCGACGGCACGCTCGGCGGGGTTGTCGGCCGAACGCGCATCTCGACGGACCAGCTCGTTCAGGTCCAGACCGAGCAGGGCGCGGTCGCGCTCCTCAGATTTACAGTCCACGTCGAGGCGTTCACGAGGGCGTACTGATGATGGCCAGGAAGACCCGGACGTACACCCGCGGCGCGGAGGAGATCCGGGCGTTCGCCCGAGAGCTCGGCAAGATGCCGAAGGAGGTCCGCCGGGAGCTGCGGCCCCGACTCAAGTCAGTCGGTGCCAAAGCGTTGATCAGCGCGCGGCTCCGGGCGGCCTGGTCCACCCGGATCCCGCGGGCGACCCGCCTCAAGATCGGCCTGAGCCAGCGGAATCCCGGCCTGGCCATCGAGGTGGACCGGAAACGCGCCCCGCATGCCCGCCCGTACGAGAACAACGACGAAGACGGGATTTTCCTGGCGCCGTTCTTCGGCAACAAGAACGGCCGCTGGTACGGGCACCGGGCGCGGCCGTTCCTGGTCCGAGGCGCCCGGCCCTGGTTTGAGACGACCGATCGCGATGTTGCCGAGGTCGTGGACGACGTCGCCCGCCGGACGGGCTTCCGATGAGAGAGGACACTCATGGCTCTTAGCGTGCGCGCGCTCGTGCAGCTCGCGGCCGACCTGACCAGCGCGCAGGACCTGACGACCGCGAGCGCACCGCTCAGTTTGGCCCGGCAGGTCACCCTGACCGACGGCGCCGGCCTCAACCAGGCCAACCGGATCTGGAGCGACCAGAGAACGCTCGCCGCGTCGGCCAGCGAGGACATCGACCTCGCCGGGACTCTGACCGACCCGTTCGGCGCGACGATCACCCTGGCCCGCGTCAAGGCGCTGATCGTGTCCGCCGCGGTCGGCAACGTGAACAACGTCGTCCTGGGCAATGCCGCGGCCAACGGCTGGGTCGGACCATTCGGGGCGGCCGAACACACCCTGGCCGTGCGTCCTGGTGGTGTCCTCGCGCTGCTCGCGCCGGACGCCACCGGCTACGCGGTCACCGCGGGCACCGCCGACCTGCTGCACGTCGCCAACAGCGGCGCCGGGTCCGGGGTGACCTATCAGATCGTCGTCGTCGGCGCAGCCAGCTAGGGGGAGCCGTGGAGCTGGAAACCGTGGAGATGATCCACCCGAACCTGCCGGGCCAGTCCGCGAACGTGCCACGGCAGGCCGTATCCCACCATCAGCGCGCGGGCTGGCGACTCGCCGAGGAGCCGCCGCCGGATCCACCCGCACCCGAGAAGACCGATCAAGCCCCGTCCGCCGCCGGGGCTTCTTCTTTGCCCGAAAACGAGAAGTCGCCGCGGGGTCGGCGCACCAGGGGGGATGAGTAATGCCCGCTACGCCGATCGCCACGGTCAACAGGTATTGGCCGACCGGCACGTCCAAGTGGTTGTTCTGCCCGAGCGTCGCCAACATCCAGGCGATCACCCGGGCGGAGATCAACGCCGGGACGGACCTGACCCGCGAGGTCGCGGCGACCGAGGGATGGTCCACGACCGGTGAGCTGATCGAGACGCCGGACGGCGACAGCCGGTTCGTCGCGAGAATCCCCGGCAAGATCACCGCCGACGACTCCAGCATCACCTTCTACCTCGACCCGTCCGGCGTGGACGCGAGGGCCCTGTTCCCGCGCGACACCTCGGGCTTCATCATTCGCATGCCCGGCGGCGACATCGCCGGGCGTCTCTGCGACGTGTTCCCCGCGAGGGTCACCACCGCGACCAAGCTCGTGAACGTCGGCGAGGAAGAAGCCGGGCGCCTCCAGGTCGCCTTCGCGATCGTGCGCGAGCCCGCCGAAGACATCGTCATCCCAGCGTAAGGAGAGGTCAGGCCCCCATGGCTCTACTGAGCAAGGACCAGATCTGGCAGGCCCACGACATCACCTATGAGGACGTGCCGGTGCCCGAGTGGGGCGGAGAAGTCCGCATTCGCGGCCTCGCTGGTGAAGAGCGCGACGCCTTCGAGGAGGCGTCGCTCAAGCGCGGCCGGGGCGGTTCTCGCGAGCTCAATCTGAAGAACGCGCGAGCCCGCTTGATCGCGGCGTGTGCGATCAACGAGGACGGGTCGCCGATGTTCGTCACGGCCGACGTGCTCAAGCTCGGCTCGAAATCCGCCGCCGCGCTGGAGCGGCTGTTCAAAGTCGCCCAGCGCCTGTCCGGCATGACGGCTGAGGACATGGACGAGCTGACGGGAAACTCCGAGCCCGGCCAGAGCGGGCCTTCGCCTTCCGCCTCGCCGGGCACCTCGGATACACCGTCGCCGAGCTTCTCGCTCGGATCTCATCACGCGAGCTGACCGAGTGGATGGCCTATGAGCGCCTTACCGGGGCGCTCGGCCAGCAGCGTGACGACATCCTCGCCGCACGCACCGCGTTCTACGTCGTCTCGGCGCTGAGCAGTAGCAAGACCAACAAGCCGAAGCTCTCCGACTTCCTCCCCAACTGGGGCCTGATCAGGGAGGAAGCCGGTGGCGACGATCAAGAATCTGCTGATCAGGCTGGGGGTGGTCGCTGACGTCGATCGCGGCGTCAACGAGACGACCCGCGGTCTGGAGCGTGTCGCCCGCCAGGCCGACGCCACCGACCGGAAACTCCGCGGCTTGGGCGGCGGCTTCGACTTCCTGAGCGGCGCGGCGGGCCGCGCTGGCACTGGCCTCCGTTCGGCGGCGACGGCGTTCGCCGGCCTCGGGTCCGCGGCCGGGGGCGCGGCGGGAGGACTTGGCTCACTCGCGTCACAGGTCGGGCGGATCGGGGGTCTGCTGGGTGGCCTCGGTTCCATCGCGGGCCGCGCCGCGGGCGCGCTCGCCGGATTAGGTTCGGCGGCGGCCCGCATCGGTGCCGCCGCCGCGAGCGCCGGGGTGGCGATCGGCGCGCTGGCGGCTGCGGCATCGGCGGCGACGACGGGGGTTGCGGGCCTGGTCGCGGCGCTGGCTCCGGCGGCCGGCGCGCTGGCGGCGCTGCCTGGGGCCGCGCTGCTGTGGAGCGCGGCTCTGGGCACGTTGAAGCTGGGCCTCAGCGGGATCGCGGATGGCTTCGCCGCGGCGATCAGTGGCGACTACCTGAAATTCATGGAGGGCACCAAAGACCTCAGTCAGGCGGCCTCTGAGGTGGCCTACGAGCTCTTCCAGATGGCGCCGGCGTTCCAGCGGTTGAGGGACACGGCTCAGGACGGGATCTTCGGTCCGCTGGTCGGCCAGATGTGGTCGCTGTTGCCGTTGTTGAACGTCTTGAACGCTGGCATTGGCGAGGTGGCCGCCCAGTTCGGCCAGGCGGCGCTGGCCATCTTGGAGTTCATCAGGGCCGCCGAGACCGTCCGCGCGGTCGAGATCGTTTTTCGCGCGACCCGCGATGCCATCGCGGCTCTGATACCGGCGATCCGGCCGGTGCTGGACGGGCTGCGTGATCTCGGCGTGGTCGGCGCGGTCTGGCTGTCGGGGCTGGCGCCCGGGATCGCGGACGTCGCCAGCCGCTTTGGTCAGTGGATGTCCGCGATCGCGGCATCAGGACAGGCCCTGGCCTGGATGGACGGTGCGCTGGTCGTGCTGCGCCAGCTCGGCGCGCTCCTGGCCGATCTCGGCGGGATCGTCGTCGGCGTCCTCCGCGCGGTCCAGGCGTCGGGGAACGGGGTGCTCGGCGTCCTGGGCCAGCTCGTTGATGCGGCGCACGCGTGGGTGGACTCGACAGCCGGCCAAGAGGCGCTGGTCGCCGTGTTCAAGGCATTGGCGCAGATCGGAGCCACGCTCGTCCCGGTCGTCACCCTGATCGCAGCCGGAATCGCGCAGCTTGCGCCGTTGGTTGCTGAGCTGGCGGTCGCGGTCGGCCCGCTGCTCACCGCGGCGATCTCCGGGCTCATCCCCGCGCTGGCCGCCGTCGCACCGGGGGTCCTCGCGCTGGTCGGCGCCTTGACGGCCGCGGTGCAGATGATCGGCCCTGCCTTGGCCCCGCTGGGAGCCGCGCTCGCCAGCGGCCTCGCCTCAGCTGCACCCCTGCTGGTCACGCTCGGAGCCGCGGTCACCGCACTGCTGCCCCACCTCCAGGCGTTCATCGTCGCCGTCGGCAGCGTGTTGAGCCAGCTCAGACCCGCTGTATCCGCTCTGCTGCCCGCCGTGGCCACTGCATTGGACGCGATCGGGGAGGCGCTGGCCATCGCGGCGCGGGCGGCGCTGCCGCTCGCGCAGGCCGTGGCGGGGATCGTGTCGGCCGCCGCGCCGCTGGTCTCCCTGCTCGCGCAGGTCGCGGTGGCCGCCGTGTCGGCTTTCGGGCCGGTGGTCGTCGCCGCAGCGAACGGGCTGGCCGGAGCGATCTCCGCTCTGGCGCCCGGGGTCCTGGCGGTGATCGACGGGATCGCGGCCGGAGCGCGGGCGATCGTGCCGGCGCTGGCTCCGCTCGGGCAGGTACTGGGCGGCATCCTGTCGGCCGCCGGGCCCCTGCTCGCCCAGATCGGCGGGGCGATCGCCGCCCTGCTGCCCGGCATCCAGGCCCTGGGGAGCGCCCTGGCGGCCGGGATCGGCGCGATCGGCCCGGCCCTGGCTCCGATCGCGGGCGCCTTGACCAGCGTGGCCACAGCAGCCGCCCCGCTCGTCCCGCTGCTGGCGGAGGTGGCCGTTCTCCTGATCGGCAGTCTGGCCTCCGGCATCCAGACGATCATGCCTGCGGTCGTCGCGCTCGGCCAGGGGATCGCCGCCCTGCTGCCCGGAGCGCAGGCCCTCCTGTCGGGGCTGGCGACCGGGATCGCTGCTCTCAGCCCTGCCCTCCAGCCACTCGGGGAGGCGATCAGCGGCGTCCTCGTCGCGCTCGCGCCGCTTCTGCCGATCGCCGGGGAGCTCGCAGCGGTGATCACCACGGCGCTCACCGGCGCGATCCAGACCCTGACGCCCGCCTTGGTGCCCGTGGTGGACGGGATCGGCCTGCTCGCAGCCGCGATCGGGCCGCTAATCGGGCAGGTGCTGCAACTCGCCGCCCAATTCCTGAGCGCGCTGCTACCCGCCTTGGCGCCACTTCTGCCGACACTGGGCCAGCTCGCCCAGGCCGCCCTTCCCGTCCTAGTGGCGATCGTCCAGGCCGGCACCCCGCTGCTCGGCCAGCTCAGCGACATCCTGCGTGCGGTCCTCCAGGCGATGTCGCCACTGCTGCCGGTGATCGGCCAAGTAGCCCGCATCCTGGGCGAAGCACTGATCGGCGCGATCAGCACACTCCTGGAGGCCGTGCGCCCGCTCATCCCGCTGATCTCGGATCTCGCGAACACGGTCGGAGCACAGCTACTGTCTGTCGCGGTCGCGGCGGCGCCGGTGCTCACTCAGCTTGCCGAGGTGGTCGCCGGGCTCGTCACCGCGGCCATGCCGCTGCTGCCGATCTTGGTCAAGATTGCAGCGGTGATCGGGACCACCGTGCTCACGGTCCTGTCCACCCTGCTCAAGGCGATCGTTCCGCTGCTGCCGTCGATCGGCCGGCTCGCCGAAGTGGTCGGCAACTTGCTCCTCATGGCCGTCCAGACCGTCGCGCCGTTCATCATCAGGATCGCGGAGGCGATCGCCCAGCTCCTCCCGATCTTGACCCCGGTGATCGACCTGGTGGCCAAGGTCGCAGGGCAGATCGGCGAGATCCTGGTGACAGCGGTCGGCCAGCTCCTCAACGCTCTGACGCCACTACTGCCTGTGATCGTCGATGTCGTCACCACGCTCGGGACGAGCCTGACCGACGCCCTGACCGCCCTTGCACCCCTGATCATCAAGGTCGTCGAGGCATTCGTCGGATTGCTGCCCATCGTGACGCCTTTGATTCAAATTGTGGCCGATTTGGTGCAGGCTTTCATGCCGCTCATCCAGGCGATTCTGCCCGTGATCGTCGATCTCGCAAAGGCGCTATCGCCATTGATCGAGACGGTCGCCAAACTTTTCGGCGACCTGCTGAACGCCGTGATGCCGCTTGTCAAATCGCTTGCGGACCTGATCGTCGCGATCCTGCCTATCCTTGACCCGCTGATCCAGCTAATCAATACAATTCTCCCGTTCCTTATCGACCTCGTCGTGAAGCTCGCGGACTTCCTGGTCAAGATCCTGGTTCCGGCTTTCGAGCTTATCGTGAACATCGTGAAATGGGTCGTTGATGTCGTCGCCGGTGCATTCAGATGGCTCTATGATGTTCTGGTCGGAAATTCGATCATTCCCGATATGATCACGGCGATAAAGAGCTGGTTCGACAAGGCCCTCCAGTGGATCACCTCGATCGTCACCGGTATCCGGGACGTCATCGTCCGGGTGGTCACGGCGATCTCGGACTGGTGGGGCCGCACTTGGGAATCCATCGTCGCATTCGTAACGCGGACCTGGGATCGCATTAAAACAGCGGTCAGCAACGCGATCGAAAACGTGCGGACGATCATCTCGACCATCATGGGCAATGTCCGGGATCGATGGTCTGAGGCGTGGGAGCGTGTGACCGGCGCGCTCGGCCAGGCGTGGGAGGCGATCCGGCGCTCCGTGTCGGACGGCATAAATACCGTGCTGAACTTCTTTCGTAATCTTCCGGGCCAGATCGCCGGGGCTCTGGGCAATCTCGGTGGAACTCTATTCAATGCGGGCCGTGACCTCATTAATGGGCTCTGGAATGGGCTTGTCTCGATGTGGGAATGGTTCAAGAACGCCATTTACAACTTCTTTTCCTCGATCATGCCGCAATGGGTCAAGGACGCGCTGGGAATCAAGTCGCCCTCGAAGCTGTTCGCGGAGATCGGGAAGATGCTGCCCGCCGGGCTCGTCGCCGGTATGGACGGCGCGCTCGGCATGGTCACCGCGGCGGCCGACCGCATGGCCGCCGCGGCGACGGTCGGCATCACCGGGACCATGGCCATGGCCGCCGCGACACCCGCCACGATGTTCGCCGGCGCCGTCCCAGCGCCCGTGGCGGTCGGCGGCGGCCGGGCAGGGGGGAACGTCATCGAGAACCTCAATCTGACCGTGAACGGCGCTGACCTCGATTTCCGGAACGTCAGCGGCACGGCCCGGAAGCTCCTCATCGAGGTCCGCGAGGGCCTGCGGCAGCTCGACAAGGAGCAGGAGTGATCGTCGGCCGTACGGTGCTGACCGAGCCGCACGCCGTGGACGAGACCGGCGAGGCGGCGATGACCCTGTCGGGCCGTGAGGCGTGGCCGATCATCACGCGCGGGGCGGTGCTGGCCCGGCACGAGGCGGTGCTGGGCCTGCGCGGCGCGCTGGTCGCCGTGCGGTTCGGCCAGAAGTGCGAGCGCGACGGCTACTACATGGTGGTGAGCAGCTCGTCGAACCTGACCGACCTCGCCGGGTACTCCGGCTGGGCGGACTGGTCGCTGTCGCTCCTGCGGCACGGCCCCGACAACGTGGTGGACCTGGAATCCCGGCTGACCGGCGCGGTGCGGGCGAACGACTTCTCGCTGAGCGGCGAGCGCTGGCACGCGCCGGCCATCGGCGCGTACGGCTACTACACCGGATCGACGACGCCGAGCACGGTGACCCGCACCGGGGAGGACGGCCCGATCATCGTCTACCGGCAGGTGCCCGCCGGGGTGTCGCCGCGGTGGGGGTGCGCGGTCGCGGACTACCTGCGCGGCCGGGTCCGGATCCGGACCGGCTACCCGCCACGCGAGCTGACCGGGCTGACCGCCGCGGTGGACGCCGACCAGTGGGAGCTGTCCAACGGGCTCGTGCGGGCCAGGCGCTCCTACACCGCCGGGTCGATCGAGGTCGGCAGCTACACCGGCGGCTGGAAGCCGAAGGTCTGGCACATCGACATCGGATCGGGGCCGATCACCTCATGGGAGTCGGCGACGATCCTCCGAAACGACCCGGAGGCGGCGACGCTGCGGCTCACCGAGTCGCGCGCGCCGGGCCGGGTCGCCGTAGACCTCACGGTGCGCAGGGGGTCTCGCACCGTCGAGGTCTACGTGCAGCGTGGAGACAGCGGGACGATCAGCGTCTACTTGGCCAGCGCCGAAACGATGATCGACAACGCGTCGTACGTGGTCCGCTCGACGAACGACGGCGACGGGAACCGGGCGATCGCCGGGTCGGCGAGGAACTTCGACCCGCACGTCAACGGCGGGATCACCCGCACAAGCACGACGGTGCTGGACTGCTGGCTCGGGGTGGTGGCGGGAGGGGGGAGCGCGGTGTCCGGCGACCAGGCCGCCCACCTGCGCGACCAGTACATCGGCGCGCTGCCGGAGGTTGTCGCCGCGGTGCGGCGGTGACCCGCGGCGCAGCGGGTCACTCGTCCTCGCCTGGAGTGGGCTCGCCCGTGGTGAGTTCGAGGGACTTGCGCCCGCGCATGATCGTGGCGATCGCCCGCCGGTCGATCTCCTCGCTGGGCATGTTCTTGTTCTCTTCCGCGATGCGGACCCATACGCCCATCACGGTCTCCTGATCGACGCCGTACTCTTTTGCGACCGCGAAGAGCCCGACGCGGCTCATGTGATGGGCGGCGATGCCGCCGCCGCGCCCGAGTTGCTTCGAAACCTTGTCCAGGGTTCGCGACAAAGATTGAGGTGATCGTGTGGCGGTGACGGAGGTCGTCCAAGGGCTCGGCTCCTGGGCCCTCACCCTCGACGGATCCCCGCGAGAGATCACCGACACCCTGCTCTACTTCGGCCACGTGGCGATCGTCCCCGGCCGCGTCGCGCCCGCGCAGTACGGCGACCAGCTCCTCACCATGGCCCGCTACGTCGGCGTCCTCACCAAGCGCGACAGCGACGACGACCGCATGGCCATCGCCGGCCAGGGCATGGAGGTCTGGCTCGGCGATGGCGACGACAAGGGCGAGATCTTCGAGTCGCCGCTGAATATCACGGGCCAGTCCTTCGCGAACAGCATCAGGGCGATCCTCGGCTCAGGTACGGCGGTCGTCGAGGGCACCCTGCACTCGGTCCCTGGCGCGTACACCGGCCGGCACCAATGGGAGTCACGCCGGTCGGCGATCCGCTACGTGTGCTCGACCTTCGGGGCCGAATACCGCGTCAACGGCAACGGCACACTCGACGCGGGCACCCAGGCGCAGCTCTACGCCGCGACACCGACGTGCGTGATCGTACGGCGGGGAGCCGAGGGCCGGGATCTGGCGCTGACGGCTCTGCCGGGGGAGATGCAGCTCTCTCGCGACGTCGAGGACTTCACCACGCGGGTCGTGCTGCTCGCCGAGGGCGAGGGGGCCGCCACCGCCACCGGCGCGGCGAACATCGCCTCGAACCCGTATCTCGACCTGCGCGGCCAGGCCGTCAAGCGTACGCGACTCGTCTCCGAGTCCGGCACGGTGACCGGCAACGCCCAAAGCCGCGCGCAGCTCCAGCTCAACCGCTTCACGGGCACGCGCAACGCGCTGAGGCTGGGCGCCGAGGACTTCGAGGTCCGCGGCAGCTTCCGGCCGGGCGACATGGTGTACGTCTACGACCCGGACGCTGGCCTGTACGACCCTGCGAACGAGGTGACCTTCCGCGGCCAGCGGATCAACCCGATCGCCCTGCGCAGCGTCGAGGCGAGTTGGCCGATCGTCGAGGGCATGACGGTCGCCTACCGGCATCAGTCCGGGGCCTGGCTGGACTTGACCGACTTCGTGCGGTGGGAGACCGGCTCGACGACGGTCGGCGTGGGAGAGCTGGGCCGGTCGCTCACTTCGACCGGGTTCGAGCCGGTCGGGCCGCGGCCGATCCCGGACAGCACGATCCCAGACGTGGTGAGCTGGGTCCTGCCGTTCCAGAGCAGCGTGTACGTGGACGCCGAGGGCAACACGAGGGCGAGCATGCTTCTGGCGTGGGACCTGCCGCTCAACGCCGACGGCAGTACGATCCTGGACGGCCACCACTACGAGATCGCGTACGGCGTGAGCCCGGCGGCCGAGTGGCAGACGGCCTACGCGCCGTGGGGTGAGCTCCAGGCGGTCGTCAACGACCTGTCGCCGGGCGTGGTCTATGACTTCCGGATCCGCGCGGTGGACACCTCGGCTAACGTCGGCGCGTGGTCGGTCACGGAATCGGCGCTGGCCGAAGCCGACACGATCCCGCCGAGCACGCCCGCGCCGCCGGTCGTCGCGGCGAGCCTGATCGCCATCCAGATCACGCATACCCTCGGCAAGGCGTCCGGTGGCGAATGGAACCTCGAACTGGACCTCGACCACCTGGAGGTTCACGTCGGTGCGAGTTCGGGCTTCGCGCCGGATGCCACCACGCTGCGAGGCAAGGTCCCGGCGAACGCCGGGATGATCCAGGCCGAAATCGCCGCCGTTGGTACGGTGCCCGAGCCGGACACGACGCTCCGGCACGTCAAGGTCATCGCGGTGGACCGAAGCGGCAACCGGTCGCCCGCGTCGAACGCGGCTCCGGTGACGGCCCTGCTGATCGACAACGCGCACATCAGCGACCTGAGCGTGTCCAAGGTCACGGCAGGCACCATCTCCGCGAACTGGCTGATCGGCGCGTCCATCCGCACGGCCAGCAGCGGCCAGCGCGTCGAACTCAACGCCACCGGCCTGCACGGCTACAACAGCGCCGGGACCGAGCTGGTGACCCTCTCCAACACCGGCTCCTTCACGCTGCGGTCGGCTTCGTCGGGCGCCCGGGTCGAGCTCGACGCGTCAGGGGTCCGGGCCTACACGAGCAGCGTCCAGACCGTGAACATCTCGTCCGCTGGCACCTTCTTCATAAGGTCGGGGGTTTCGCCGAGCGCGCGCGCCGAAATGGACGCTGCGGGCCTCCGCATGTACAACTCTTCCAATCAGGAACTGGTCAATATTTCCTCGGGCGGTACGTTCGCCATCCAAACTGGTACATCGGGCGCGCGTGTCGTGCTGAGCGGCGCTGGTGTCGAGACGTTCAATGGCAGCGGCGGCCGTACTTTTTTTGCCAACGCGAGTTCCGGTGATGTCGAAATGACCGGGCGGCTGACCAGTACCGTCAGCGGGTCGGCCGCACGCCTCGTCATCAATCCGAATTTCGGGGTTGACCCTGAGATTCGGATGTATGAGGATGCGACGAACTATCATTACATCACGTCTTTTGTGGCCGGTACAGGGCTTCAGATCGGCACGACGACGATCTTCAATCGCAAAGCTGTGATCAACATGTCCGACACCGGATGGCAGGTCAGCCTCCTCGATGGGGCTGGGGTCAATCGCACCGGCGGGTATGTCGCGGCTGGTACCGACCTGGCGGAACTCGGCGTGCAGGGCGGCGCGGCGCTGCGATTCCAGGCGACACATCAGATCCGCCTGTACGGGGACTGGGGACACAACAATTCAGAGTCAGCGATCGTATCGTTCACGATCGACCCCGGCGGGCCCGCGAATAGCTGGGGAATCAGTTATGGCGTGACCCTCCAGACGCTGCCGGGCGTATCGTTCACAGCGGACACCGGATCGGCTTTTGATGGTACATGGATCCAGGGCCGTACCAACTCCGGCGTGACGCTGCGGACGCAAGGCGTCGGCTTCATTATCGCCCAGATCTGGGCTTGGCAGAACTGAGAAGTGATATGGGTAAGGAATGGAACGTTGTAGCCGTAGAGGAGACCGCGGCGAATAATGGCGCAATTCCGATGTGGCGGGTGGTATTCGAGGTCCCCGAAGAGGTGGGTGTCGGGCCGCTGTTTCGCTGCCTGTTCCCCAAATCGATCTTCGCCCAGTACGCCGCCGAATACGGAATCGACCCCGACGACGTGGACCTTTTGCTGGACATCGTGCTCCACGAGTTCCAGATGCGCCCAGAGCAGGCCGCGGGCCGGATGCCGATCCCCGTCCCCGGCCGCACGAACGAGGACGAGGCGCGGGTCGCGATGCTGGCCAACCTGAAGACCATCAAGGCGCAGCGCGACGGCGGCGTCGTCCAGCGCGCCTCACCCCTGCGCGCCCGCGGCGACATGAATGCCACCCAGGACCTGCTCGCCCCGATCCGGAACACCACCCGCCTCGACCGGCAGGCGGTGACCGACAAGCAATGGGAGATGGACATCATCCGCCACAACCGCGGCGTCGCCGTCCAGCGCGAGCGGTTCGCCAACGGCGCGACCGCAGAGGAGTTCGGCGCGGCCCTGCGCGCGCTCAACCAGATTGGAAGGAAGACGTCACGTGACTGACCACACGGTGGCCGTCGCCCAGGTCCTGGACGTGGTGCGCGGACAGCGCAACGCCGCCCTGGACGAGGTGGCGAAGCTCACGGCGGCCGTCGATGACTTGCTCGCCGAGAACAACAAACTCCGCGCCGAGAACGAGCGTCTGACGCGCGGCGACACCGCGCCGACCGTCGTCTCAGGGACCGTCGAGTCCTAACGGTGCCGCGTGATCGTCGTCCCCCGCCGACGGCGTAGCCACACCCACGGCCACAGCAGTCCACACGACAGCACCACGGCCAGGACCTGACCGATCGTCCACGCCGGTTTCGTCACACTCCTGCCGACCTGCTGGACGCGCACGGGCGGTTCGTTGTTCCTCACACATCTGTGACGCGCCCACCGCCGCTCTAGTTCACCTCACCCCGTGTCCACATCCGGACACCCGATACCAGGAGGCCGCGTGACGATGCCCGGTGAAGAGCCGACGATCGGCGAGGTCGGCCGGACACTCTCGTCGTTCGTCCTGGACACCCGCGAGAGGTTCGCCCAGTTGCGAGCGTCGATCGATGTCATGGTCACCCGCGACCTCTACGAGGCGCACCGTACCGCCATGCAGGAGGACATCGTGCAGCTCCGCGAGGAGCTGCGCACCGAGCGGGAGCGCAAGGCCGCCGACCGGCGCATGGTCGTGGCCGCGCTCATCTCCGCCGGCCTTTCCTTGGTCGTCGCCATCGTCGCCGCCGCGCTGCTCCTGGCGCTCGGCATCAAGTAGACCGGCGCAGCAGCTCGGCCTTAGCCGCCTCGAACTCGGCCCGAGTCAGATCACCGGACCGAACCAGCGCGCCGAGCCGCTCCAACTGGGACACGAACGCCTCGCCGCCGCCCGTGACACCCGTGGGTGCCGACACCACAGGGACCATGGCCTGACGGGCGGCATGCTGCTCGCGTAGCCGTGCCTGGTGGCTGGCATGGTTGATCGCCTGCTGAACGCCGCGCGGGTCGTGGACGGACTCAAGAGTGATCATCTCGGGGCCGGTCGGCCGCTGGACGTGCACGATCACGTCTCCGACGCCGCGGGTCTTCTGGGCAACGCCCTGCTTGACGTCGATGTCCACGACCTCGTGTACGAGCACCTGCTGGGCGTCGGTCCGGAGCAAACCCCGCTCCCAGTACAGGTGGTGCGTCGTCAGCCGGTAGCGCGGCGCCATCCGGCCGCCGGTCGCGGCCGACATCAACGAGGCCGAGGTGCCCTCCCAGATGACCTGTTCGGGCATGGCGTGCGGCGGGGGATAGCTCACGGCAGCTCCTGATGAAGGGCTCGTAGGACGCTCCAAGCATCGCCGCTCGCGCCCCGCCGCGACAGGCCGACATGACTTTCCGCGCCTCGATTGTGCCGTGGCCGCCGCCACCCCGACTCGGCTTTCCGCCCTGTCCACGCGAGGCGTCCGCGCGTGCCCGGTAACGATACAAGGAGATGGTTTGAAGAAGTCACGTGCCATCGGTGCGGTGGCCCTGCTGGCGGCGGCGCTGGCGGTCCCTGGGACGGCCAGTGCCGATCCCGACTGCAACGGCAGCAGCCACTGCTACGCGCTCGCCCACACCGCGATCAACGCGACGCAGATCAACGCGGTCGGCCTGGGCATCTGGACCGAATGTCTGCACGTCGCCGACCCGGTCGGGGATTTCGCGACGAACGAGATTTGGATGTGGACCGACGACGATCCCGTCTACTTCATCGAGGGCGGATACATCCGCGGCCTGGTGTACGGCCATTCACAGCAGAGCTTCCGCTGGTTCTGGGCCGAGGCCGCACCCAGCGGCTTCTACACCCACTACATCCAGGAAGCAGCCAGATACGAGTTCAAGAACCTCAGCTTCTATAAGGAACCGACGCAAGGCGACCGGTGGTCGATCCGCCTCGCCGGCACCACGGTGGGCCTGTCGGACCAGAGCGCGAACGGCGGCATCTACGTCCAGGTCGGCGCCGAGACGACCGACCCGCAGGTAGAGGACCACGGCAAGTCCATCGACCTGCGGTACCGATACAACGGCGCGAGCCTGTGGACCGTAGGCACCTCCTACGCGACCGGGGCCACCGCCGGCGTCTACACCATGGCCAGCCAGCCGAACGTGGGCGGCGACGGCACCGAGCACTGGTCGCTCCAGGACCTGTGCGGCAGCGGCCCCATGGCCGCGGCAAAGGCCGCCGCCGTGGCGCCGAGGATGAGCGATCTGAAGGCGAACTCCCTCGCCTTTATCGCGAAGCTCGGAAAGGGCAACGCCGAGCAGAAGCCCGCCATGCGGATGGTGAAGAGCACGAGGAGGGCAGCGCAGCCCGGTGCCCGGCTGACCTCCGACCAGGCCACGTACGTAATCCAGGCCACCGGCAAGTTCACCGCCGACCTGGCCCCCCGGCCCCCCAAGGCGCCAGCGCCTACCGGAACCGTTCTGACCATGGTCGTCGATGCCCAGACCGGTGAACTGACCGACTGGAGCCTTACCAAGAAACTCCCGCGTGATCTCGCCAGCCTCGGCAAGGTCAGCGACTTGTAGGAGGTCGAGATGAAGCTCGTCACGCGCGCAGCGCTCAGCTGGCCGCCGTCCGCCGCCGACCCCGCCAGCCCGAGCCGTGGGCTGGTCATCCACTACGACAGCAGCGATCAGGGGCTCGCCCGCAAGCCGCATTCCGCCTGTCTGGCGTACTGGCGGAGGACCCGGGCCTTTCACATGGGCCCGTCCCGCGGCTGGAGCGACCTGGGCTACTCGTGGGGGGCCTGCCCGCACGGCTACATCCTGGAGGGCCGCGGCCTGGGCCGCTACCAGGCCGCGCAAGGCACGACGGCGGGCAACCGCGACTGGTACTCGGTGACCCTGATGTCCGGCCCGAACGAGGACCCGACCCCCGAGCAGATCGACGCCGTCCGCCAGCTCCGGGCCTGGCTGATGAGCAAGGGCCTCGGCGCGGCAGTGAAGGGGCATCGCGACTTCTTCAGCACGAGCTGCCCCGGCGACCGACTGTACCGCCTGGTCAAAGGCGGGACATTCAGCAGATCACCCGAGGAGGGGGACGACGACGTGAGCGCGAAGGACGTGTGGACCTACGAGATCAAGGTCCCGTTCGGGACCAAGGAGAACCCGGAGTGGCAGGCCAAGAGCTTGCTCCTCAACAACAACGAGCGGATCCGCGGCCTGGAGGAGAAGGTAGGCGAGCTGACCGCGCTCGTCCGCGAGCTGCTGAAGGAGAAGTCATGAGCGATGCGAACAAGAAGGCGATCCGGACTGCGCTTCAGACGGCGGTGGGTATCGCCGTGGCGCTGCCGGCCATCGTCGCGGCGTCCGGCATCCCAGAGGCGCTGCCGTGGGTGGCGGGCGCCCTGGCCGTCGCGGGCGGCTTCGCGCGGGTGATGGCACTGCCCGCGGTCCAGCGGCTGCTGCCGTCGTGGCTGCGGACGGACGTGCCGCAGGGGTAGCCTGACGCCAGGATTCGATCGCCCCGATCGAGCGCCATCGGCGCGCTGCTTCGGCCGAGGGGAGCATGAGGCCCCGGTCCTCTTCGGAGGATCGGGGCCGTCTTTCGCTATGGCGCAGGGAAGTTATCGACCTCGGTGAGGGTCGCCAGATCCACGATCTTGGCCACCTCCTGCACGCTGGTGCAGTATGCGATCAGGTAGCGGACATCGCCGTACCAGCGCTGGACACGTAGCATCGACCGCGAGTCGAGCACGACCGCCTCGACCTCGTGGCCGTCCTGGCTGACCCAGCGCCCCATCCGGACAGGATACGAAGCCCGACACGACGTCGTTCCTCGCAGGTGCAGGGGTCTTACGCGAAAGCCATTGCCCGGCCTATCGCGTAGCCGTACTGTCACGCTAGGCAGTTGACCTAGGCGAGGAGATCACCGCCATGAGCGCAGCATGGGGCAAGCACGAGGACCCGGACAGCCCCAAGGACGAACCCCTCGACGCCAGTTCTGGCGGGACCGGCAGCAACGACGACGAAAACCGCACTAGCACCGGCAAACACGGTAAGGACGACAAAGGCGGCGACGGTACGAAGTGACCGAAGCCAGGACCGACCACCGCATCGATCGACTGATCACCGCCCTCGATCCGGAGGGAGATATCAGCGACAGCGTCAAGGCCGCAGTCCGCGCCGTTTGGCGGGATCAGTTCATCCCCCCGGTCGGGCTCATCGCACGGCCACAGCCCCACCTGATCGACCGCGACACCGACCCGGACGAGTGGTGGGACGCCGTCTACTCCGACACCAGCATCGTCACCCAGCTCGACGACGGCGCGACCGACCTGAAGACCCTGTCCAGTGGCTACACCTCATCGGCCTCCGCCCCTAGCACCGTCGCCGATCTGCTCCAGCGCCTCGATCTGCAAGCCGGACACCGGGTTTTGGAGATCGGCACGGGCACCGGGTGGACCGCCGCCTTGTTGTCCCACCTCGTCGGCGAGCAGAACGTCACATCGATCGAGGTCGATGCGGCGGTAGCCGAGCAGGCCGCGAAGAACCTTTCCGCCGCCGGCCACACCCCGCATCTGATCCTCGGAGACGGCACCCAGGGCGCACCGGATCGCGCGCCGCATGACCGGGTACATGTCACCTGTGGCATCCGCAGCGTGCCGTACGCGTGGGTCGAGCAGACCCGCCCCGGCGGTGTCATCGTCGCCCCTTGGTGCCCGAACTTCGGCACCAACCACCTGGTGCGGCTCGTCGTCGTGCCAGACGGCACGGCGCACGGCCGGTTCCCCGGTTTCGCCTCCTACATGCCGTTGCGGTCTCAGCGGGCCGTGGCCGACCGCGCCGCTCCCAGCGACGAGTGCAAGCACCACTTCACCACGCGGGTAGACCCCCGGACCATCGCCTACGCACCGGCCGGGGCGGACCTGGCGATGGCGGCGCTGACCGGGCTCACCTCACGCAGCGCCTCTGGCAGCGACGACGACGGCGAACTGCACCGCGTATGGGTTTCAGACCCGGCCTCGGCGTTCTCGTGGGCGGCGGCCGTGTGGCGTCCTGGCGCCGAAGAGTACAAGGTCTACCAGGTCGGTGACCGGCCACTATGGGATGAGGTCGTTGACGCCTACTTCCGGTGGGTGGCATGGGGCGAGCCCGGCCGGGACCGGTTTGGGATGACCGTCACCCCGGACGGACAACAGGTGTGGCTAGACACCCCTGAACAGGTGATCGGGTAGCAAGTGCGCCGCCCGCGAGGGCGGCTGCCGACCTCCTCGTTCCCTGGTACGACAACGGCCCTGCGCCGTAGCCTGATGATGTCGAAGCCGTCAGGAAGGGCAGGGCCATGAACGACGCTAGCACGACCATCGGACAACGTCTCCGATCCCTCCGTGCCGCGCGAGGGCTGACGCAAGCCGAACTCGCCGAGGCCGCCGAAGTCTCAATCGACCTCGTCTCCAAACTCGAACGCGACGTACGCGAAAGCATGAGCTGGGCCAGCATGGCGAAGCTGGCGCGGGCGCTCGACGTGGACCCCGGGGTCATCGCCGGGAAGGGCAGCCGTCTCAACCCGGCGCCCGGCGGTACGGTCCTCACTGTGCGGGATCTGGTCATCGCCCCTGATCTTCTCCCAGACGTCGCGCCGACGCACGACGGAGAACCGCCAACGGCTGAGGAGCTGTGGCGCCTCGTGGAGCGCGCTTACGGGGCGTACTTCAGTGGAGAGTTCGGGGTGCTCGCCGCGGACCTCCCCGACCTCGTCGCCCGATGCCGCTGGCTCCAGGCCGCCGACCTGGTCGCCGCCGCGGGCCCCCTGGCGCACGCCTGGCAGCTTGCCGCGTGCCTCCTGGTTCACACAGGCCGCGACGATGCCGCATCCATCGCCGCGGAGCGCGCCATCTACGCCGCGCGGCACGGCGATGACGAGTGGCGGTCGGCCACCATGTACGGCACCTACTCATGGGTGCTGTTGCACCAAGGGCGCCTCACCGAAGCGGAGCACCTCGCCGCCACGCAGGCCGACAAGATCGAGATCGCGATCTCCCGGGCGCAGCCGCAGCAGATCACCGCGTGGGGTGGCCTGATCCTTCATGCGGCCGTGGCCGCCGGAGGACGCGGAGACGCGGACCGGGCGCTGGATTATCTGCGGACCGCGGCGGCCGGCGCCGCCCGCGCTGGGGAGGACCGGCACGACTACTGGGTGTCGTTCGGACCATCGCACGTGGCGGTACAGCAGGCGCACATCATGACCGCGCTGGGCCGCCCGGAGGCCGCGCTCAAGGCCGCCCGCACCGTGGACAGTGGGTGTCTCTTCACAGTCCAGCACGGCCGTCACCTGCTCAACGTCGGCCGGAGTCTCTTGGAGCGGCGGCGGGTCGATGATGCGGTGGAGGTGACGGCGAGGGCGCAGTCCATGAGTCCAGAGTGGTTCCGCCACCAGCAATTTGCGAAGTCTCTGGCGCTGGATCTGGCCGACCGGAAGAGCCGAATCACCGGCCCCCTTCGTCAAGTCGTCCGGGCGTTCGATCCGGTGGTGTGACCCGGACAGCATGTCCGGGTTCCGCTACTGAGCGCGATCGAGAGCTGACGCGCTGTCCGTGTTCCTGATCCGGCTGCGGGCGTACTGTCCTGCCATGAGCACCCGGGACACGGACCTCCACGGCTGGCCGGCCGAAGAAGAAGGCGAACTCGGCCAGCTCCAGGCCCGCCACCCGAAGTGGCGGATCTGGCGGGGACTCGATGACCGCTGCCGGCCCACAGGCTGGCACGCGACACGAGAGCCCGGCGAACGCGTGGACGCGGAGACCTTCAGGGAGCTCGACAGGATGCTCACTGGGCAGGAATCCACCGGAGAGATCACATGACCCTCAATGCGACGGGATCTCTATCTCGACACGGTCGGCTGGGAACACCTGGACGGCTCCGCTGCGATCCAGCACGATCACCGGCACACCCTCGTCCATGCGGAATTGCCGCCGCTCCTCCGGCGTCGGCATCCGCACTCGGAGACGCGCCGGGCCCTCGACTCGTTCGACCTCCGGCTGCGCGGGTTCGCGGACATATGAGCCCTGACCGCGGACCGTGCGGATCAGTCCTTCACCGCGCAAGATCTGAAGAGCGTCACGAACGGTGTCCTTGCCGACGCCCCACTCGCTCGCAAGACGATCCTCGGCGGGCAGTCGCTCGCCAGGGCGCAGGGCGCGAGACGTTATCCGCTCGCGCAGGTCGTCGGCGATCTGGCGGTAGGCCGGTACGTAGGATGCGGGGTCGATCGGCACTCCGTGATCGCATCATGCCTATTGGCTGCTTCCCGTATTGGCCAATAGGCCAATACGGTGACCGGCCGAGGGGAATCTCGTGATCGCGCTTCCTCACGACGATGACCTCCTCCTGGTATGGGATGTGGAGGCGGGCGAGTGTGGGGGAGGGGGCGTGCACGACTCCCGCGACGCAGCCGAGACAGCGATGCTGGACACCCTCGACTCCCACCCGGAGGGCCGCGGACGCGTCCGGTACGCGCGGCTCGTGCCCGCCCCTCACGGAAGCATCGGCGACTACCGGTACGGCTCGACCCTCATCACCGCGCACCGGGCGGACGGCGAGACCGTCTCCGTCGTCGGCGACGCATGGGAGGACACCCCATGATCGGGTACGGCGGCGTGGCGCGGGCATGGGCGCCGCCGTACCGTACGGCGGGCCGCCGAGGGCCCGCCCGGCGCGGGCGGGTACGAGATGACCTCCCCGCCCGCGCCCACCAGACTGCGCGGCAGCCCCACCCACCCCCGGGTCCCTGCCGCGCCGCACAGGGAGCCATCGACCCCTGTGCCCGCGCGGGCGGGCGGCCCTCCACACCACGACCCGCCGCCCGCCCGCGCACTCCCCGGCGAGGCGTGCAATGGACCCATTGACCCCCACTCAGCGCGCCCACCTCACCTCGATGGAGAACACCTTCCCCGGCTGGGCCCTCCTTGTACGCGACGGCTGGTGGTGGGCCACCCTGCGTGTCCCACCCACACCGGAGCAGAAGGCGGCCGGCGTACTCCACGACTTCGCTCGGGCAGGGCCAAACGAACTCCTGGCCGCCCTCATTGTGCAGCGCGGCATTCTGGTCCGCCTGGGCGCCACCTGACCACGGAGACCGAGCAACGTGACCATTGGTCCAAACGATTTTTGTGCGACATGTAGACACATGACGTGCCGCGGCCCCGGAAAGTGCCGGGACTGTCCCCTCTGCAACGGAGCTTTCAAAAAGAAACCCAGCATTAAGAAGCAGTTGAAGAAGCTGCCCCCGCCGAAACCACCGAAGAAGTAGGACGTATGGGCATCCAATGGGAGCAGCTACCGCAGCAGCTCCGCGACGACGTGGAAACACACCTCGGAGTGGTCCTCAAGACCGCCGCCCCGGCTCGCGGGCACGTACCCGCCGCAGGGATCCGCCTCCTACACGAGAACCGTAGGAGCACGTGGCTCAAGGCGTGCCCCGCGCGCCACCCCATCGCCCGCATCTACGAGCGGGAGCGCCAGGTCGGCCTGGTCCTGCCCGTCGCGGTGCCCGCTCCGCGGATGCAGTGGTCCAGCACCGCGCATGGATGGATCGCGATGGTCCACACGTTCGTCGAGGGGCGGCAGGTGGATCTAACGCCCGGGTCGCTGGACGTTTCGACCGTGCTGGCGGAGATCGCGCGCCTCGGCGACCTACTGACGCCATGCCCGCCCGGCGTGCCGTCACTGTCCGACCACATCGGCAATCTGCTCGGACGAGCCCACGCGATACTCGATGATCAGACCGTCATGCCCGCAGGCGACCGGGCGATGTACGCAGACGTGCTCGACGGATTCGACGTAGAAGCCCTGAAGGGCGACACACTGCTGCACTTCGCGCTGCACCCCGGCGTGCTCCGCATGGTCGGTTCGCCCGGGGCCGGCCCCAGCATGTTCATGTTCGACTGAGGCTTCGCCTGCCAGGGCCCGGCATGGGTCGAGCTCGTGATGTTCGGCCCCTGGTTGATCTATGCGGGCCACACGGCGCGGCGGACCGAGTCCCTGCTGGCGAACCTCGCCGTGTGGCAGGCCGCACCGGATGATCAGGTGACCAGGCTGATCGCGCTGTGGACGCTGTTCCGCCTCTACAAGGCCGCGGTGGGGCCGGCGTCCAGCCAGGCCACGTACCAGCATGCGGCCCGGTCCGGCCGCTCGTGGCTGCGACATCGGATCGCCTGACGCCACCGCCCGCCATCGTCCGGCCGCGCCTGTACTGGCCCGCCGGACACCGACTGATCAGAGACCCCCAGGATACGACCTCATGACTACAAATTCCCGCCGCCCGCGAATCGGCAGGCCGAAGCGGATCGTCTCGTTCGCTGAGTACGCCGCGCATCATTACGCTCAGCGCCGCAGCATTGCCCAACGGTTCGCCCTCGTCTATGGGACACCACTCCTGTGCGCCGGCCTCGGAGCCCTGCTGCGCCTGCTCGCCGACGGCGAATATCGTTCTGCGGCCTTGGTGTTAGCCGCGCTGGTCGCGTGCGAGGTGATCGCGTACGCCTTCAACGGGAAGGCGCTCAAATCGCGGCTCGCCATCGAGGACTCCAGCATCCTGCCCTATCAAGCCGGCCTCTCCATCACGCTTTCTGGGCCGGTGCGGGAGGCGTGGGACAGGGCGAGGGCGGTGTTGTCCCAGGGCCGCCGGGGTACCGCGCTGCTCTACCAGGCGGATGCCCCACCCGGCCACACTCATGACGGGATGTGCCTGGCCCGCTGGTCGGTTGTGACGCTCTCCGTGAAGGCAGATGGGGCCTTCCGCAACGTGATGATGGTGGGGCATGATCTGCTGCACCAGGCCGACCTGGCGCTGCTGCGGGTCGTGCTGGCCCGCGGGGCACGCCGCGCCATCCTCAGCGGGTGGTGGGCCATCGGATACCTGCTCCTGAACGTCTTCGGGTACTTCGCCGTCGGCGTGCTGGCCCCCGCCTCACCCAGAGAAGCGATCACGCTTGCGATCGTGGTACGTGTGGCGTTCCTGGCCCACGCCTGGGGAATCGAGCTGGCCAGCGACAAGGCCGCGATCGTGGCCCACGGTGACCATATCGCCGACCTCGTGGACATCCAGGCCCGGTGCGCACGGTGCCGGCGAGCGGAGCCATGGTGGCGGCGCGTCGTGAGCGCGCTGCTCGCGCCCCAGCCCATCGTCCCACCCGCGTGGCTGCGCATCTGGCACGGCCACCGCGTCCGTCGCGCTGCGTCACCCACCTGAGACCCCTCGGCGGGGTGCATCACGTCCCAGGCTCCGCACCCCGCCGAGGCCAACCAAAGTGCGAGGCGAGACCATGCGGCCAGTGCCCTATCCATACGCCTTCGGGCCCAGCGACCGCCTCGCCACCTGCCGTCACTGCGGCCGAGACATCTACGGGATCTACACGCCCTACGCCTACAACTGGCGACTCGCGGGCGCAGACCAAAACGGTCATCCGATACCGCTTCTGAGCGAGGACACCTGCGTCCCGGGCCAAAGCCAGCCGCCGACGATGCCACTCCCGCACGAACCGGAGAAGGAAGCAGACCCCTCGGCAGCTCGGCCTGGGAAGTTGAGCGTCGAGGGGCCTACTTCGGTGCAGCCACTGTAGAACAGCCGTACTACCCCCGACTACCCCAGAGGCTAGCTATGGCTGGGTAGAGGCGGACGCATAGGCTCTGCCCATGATCGACAGGGAGGGGCCGATCCCGCCGTACCAGCAGATAGCCGCAGCGTTGCGTAAGCGGATCGAGGCCGGAGAGATTCCGCCGGGCCGCCGTATCCCATCCCTGGTAGAGATGGAGCAGGAGTTCGGCGTGGCCCGTGACACCCTGCGCAAGGCCGTGCAAGTCCTCAAGGACGAACGCCTGGTGGAGACCGTGAGCGGCATGGGCATCTATGTAGTCCAGCACAGCGAGGACGGCGGAGTGCCGGGTGCTTCGTGAGTTGGGCCGCGCGGCCGGCGCCTGGGACGGACTTCCCGACCGCGCGGGGCCCTCGCCTATTCGCCTTCTGGGCGAGACAGGATCGTAACGAGCGCTCGGTTGAGTCGGCATCCGTAAATGTGCCTATTTCTGCGCATTATGCGCTACCGGATGGCAGTAGCGAACACGTCAGGGCCGTCCTCCCCCAGACTGCGAGCCCTTCGCCAAACCAGCCGGCCAAACCGTACCGCGAGCGCCAGGAGGACGATGGTGCACTTCATGTCGTCTCCCCCTGGAGGAGCTCGCGGGCCCGGGCGTGTGGACAGCGAGGTTCGGTCTGTGTCCAACCGTGCGCCTTGCAGTGGCCGTGGTGGTCGTACTGGCACTCGTCCGGATCGGCGAGGTCGCGGACCAGGGTGCGCACCCGCCCGATCTCGGCGAGCAGGCCGGGCAGCATGTTGCGCGCGGCGGCGATCAGCTCGGCGATGTCGCGTCGCAGGTCGTCATCCTCGCCGTCCCGCTCACCACGATCCCATGTGTCCACGTAGCGCTCGTACAGGAGCTGGCTGGCCAGGTAGGCACTCGGCGTGCTGTACCCGGCGATCTCTCCGCGCGCATCGCGGGTGATGTGAGTCAGCGCGGACTCCTGCCACACTTCAATCCGGCCCTCACAGTCCGTGGCGTGCCACGGGCCGACCGGGAGCCGGTCGAGTAGCGCGCGCAGCTTGTCGAGCTGCTCGGCGGTCGGCGCGGTCATCGAGCACCTCCTGCGGGGAGGTCTCGCCGCCTGATCTTCGTCATTGCGGCGTCTCCTTGTTGGGCGGTGTCTCCTCGGTGGCGAACGCCTCGTTGAGCACGCTGTGCGGGACGCCGTTGAAGTCGCTGGGGTCGCCCTGGTGCCCAGTTGCGCAGCGCCTCACGAGGGTGACCGCGGTCCTGTGGAGCCGATCGGCCCGGCGGCGGAGGTTGGTGTGCCGTGCCTCCGAAATGAAGATCACGGCCAGCGCGGTGAGGAGCATCCACCATCGCCAGTCTGTATGGTCCAGAGTCCAGGCGGTGGCGACGATCGCGCCGATACCGGCCAGGTATAGGAGTAGGTCAAGGGCTCGCGCTCCACGTGTGGTCATGCTGTCTCCCTGCTTTGTGTCTGAGCGGCGCGCTCGCGCCGGTAGAGGGCCGTGCCAACGATGGCCAGCGCAGTGCCGACCGCCATCGTGGCGCCATTCGTGGTCATATTGGTCCCGCGGGCCAGATCGGCGGCGGCGAGCGCCACGCCCAAGAGCGCCGACAGACAGCCTGCGAACAGCAGGTACGACACGAGCCTGTCCATCAGCTCTCCCCTGCGGGGTGGATCACGCGCCCGTCACGGACCACCATGAGGGCGCCGGGGCCGGCCTCCATCCACGCCTCCATGATCGGGTCGTCGGGCATGCCGGGGGCGTAAGCTCCCGCTGCGTCGGCGTCCTGGGCGGTGTGCGCCAGGAGGAGCAGCTCCACGCCGAACCTGCCGCCGGTCACGAGGTATGTCTCGCCCCATGCGGCGACGTCCAGGGCCTCGTAGTGGACGTGCAGGATGTCTCCGGCGCGGGCCGGGTACCACGGCGCGGACGTGAGGGCCTCGTAGCCGTCCTTGATCGCGCCGAGCTCGCCGTCGATGTCGCGACGGCGCTTGGCATCATCTGCCCGTGCCAGCGGGCTTCGCTGATCGGTCAT